GTTGGATGTAATTGAGCGTTGTTTGGAGTTGTGGACGAGACCTGGTGATGTGGTGTTTAGTCCCTTTGCTGGAATAGGCAGTGAGCTTTATATGGCTGTTAAGATGGGGAGGAAGGGGCTTGGGGTGGAATTGAAGAAAAGTTATTTTTTTGAGGCCATAAAAAATTTAAAAAGAGCAGAAAGAGAAGTGGATGGGAAAGTTCTTAAAGGCTTTATTTTTTAAAGAAAAAATTTAAAAAAATAAAAAAATATTCTATAATAAGGGTAAAGGAGTTGAGTTATGAGTACAGAAGATTTTAACCCAGAAGCAAGCGTAGCCTATTATGATGGGTGGAGTGATAAGGAACTTCCATTCAACAAGTACAGGCTTGATGAGGAATTCATTACACAGCCGGAGCTTTACAAGAAGTGGGCTAAGTTTTATGGCCAGTCACTTGCGGCTCGCAAGCAGGTGGATAAGGAGGTTGAGCGGGCTCGGTCGGAGTTATCTTTGAAAATTAAAGCTTCACCTGAAATTTACGGACTTGATAAGAAGCCCACGGAGACATCTGTCAAGGATGTGATCAATGGTAATGAGAAGGTTAGGGAGAAGGAGGATCATGCAAATAAGGTGTATGCCCTGTCCCATGTATTGGAAGGGATAATGAAATCATTTGAGCAAAGGAAGGAATTGCTCAAGGGAGAAGGGGAGCTGTGGAAAGGAGGATATTATAGCTCGGTGGCCCCTGTGTTGTCAGAGGAACTTGCCAGTAGGGAGAAGGCAAGGGATGATTTGCGTAAAGAGACAAGAGGTAGTAGGTCATCAAGAACCAAAAAATTAGATTTATAGGAGAGTGATAATTATGCCAAGAGAAACAGCAACAAGGAGGAGACCCAGCCTCAATAATGCAGAGAAGAGGTTGGATCATAGTTATGATCATCGTGGGGAACTCGGGAAGTATGGTAATGTGTACAATACGGATGTGGTCCTATGGAAGACAGGCCAGGCAGAACATGAGTTTTGCATCTTCCCTTACAAGGTGGATAAGGCCAAGGCAAAGGACAGTCCCTTTCGGAGAAACACTATATTTAACGCACCATTTGATACCGATGAAATTGAGAGGGATGACTGTTGGGATCACAAACTTACGGTCCTGATACATGGTAACATCGGGGTCAACCAGGATGCCGTACTGTGTCCGAGGACCATTAAGGAACCTTGCCCCATTTGTGAGGAGAAGGAACGGTTACTCAAGGATGGTTATGATAACAATAGTGATGAGGTTCGGGCCTGTAGCCCTTCCAAGCGAGCGATTTATAATGTCTTCGTCTTCGACTCCAAGAAGGAAATGGAAAAGGGTGTTCAGGTATGGGAAGCTCCGCATGCTTCGATAGAGGATGTCCTCAGTGAGCAGTACAAGAATAAGCGCACGGGTGAGAAGAAGCTTTATACGGTGCCGGAGGAGAATTGGAATGTGTGGTTTGAGAAGAAGGGGACAGGCCTCAACACGGAGTATCGGGCGATAGAGATTTTGGAGAGGAGGGAGGAGGATAAATTCAATCAGAAGGATCTTGATGCTCTGTATGATATGTCCTATCCCTTGGAGGATATTATAGAGGTTAAGCCCTTTAATGAGATTCTGGAGATGATGGGGGCCCGTAGGGGGACTTCAGCGAATAGGGCATCTGGAGATGATGTTCCCTTTGATGCCAGTGACAGTAGAGGTCAGGATTCTTCCACAGAATCAAGGTTCAGAGGAGGGCGGGCGGTCCGTACAGACACTGTGCGTACTGAACCAGCAAAGGGGTCGTCAGATTTTGAGATGCCCCCTGAGTTTGCTGATTGTTTTGGTATAAGTAATCAGGAAATTACAAGATGTGATGAAGAGTGCCCTCAGGAGGTGTGGGATGCTTGCCTGAAGGAAAAGACCCGCCGCCTTGAAGAATCTCCGAGCAAAGGGGTGGATCGATCTGCTGGAAGGGGTCAGATAGAGCGGGGGCCCAAGGATGAAGAACCCACAACTACCCGTCGTCGCCCACCGTCGAGAAGGTGATGAGTGATGGGTGAGTTATTGGACATAGGCTTGCCACTGGAAGAGGATGTGGCTACAAGTTCTCCCGTAGGGGTGGCGCTGGGAAAAGCCTCAAGGAGCAGGGGAAATTTAATCCCAACAGGCTCTGTTTTACTGAACTTGGCCCTCAGCGACAACCCCTACGGGGGATACTCCATCGGGAGTATGGCCAACCTCGTGGGTGATAGTAGCGCAGGGAAGACGGTACTGGCATGGAATATGTTTGCAGAAGTGGTCAGGGATAATGGCTTTGATGGGTATGATCTCATATATGATGATGCGGAATCAAAGCTGCAACTCCCTTTAGTCAAACTCTTTGGCAAGCAGATAGAGCGGGTGGACATCACCAGCAGTGCCACCATAGAGGAGATGGATAAGAGTATAAGGGCTCTGCTGAAGGGGAAGCGCCCCTTCATCTATGTCATTGACTCCTTTGATGCCCTGTCTGATGTGGAGGAGCGGGCTAAGGAGGAACTCAAACGTGACTACCCTGCCAAGCCCCGTCTCGCATCAGAGATGCTTAGGAAGATCTGTGGGGACATTAGGAATACCCGCTCATTCTTTTTGGTGGTCAGTCAGACCAGAGATGCGATAGGTGTGACTTTTGGGGATAAGAAGACGAGGAGTGGAGGAAGAGCTTTGAAGTTTTACTGCCTCCATGAGGTCTGGCTTGCTGTTAAGGGTCACATAAAGAGGAAGGATCGAGAAGTGGGTGTTCGCATAAGGGGCAAGACGAAGAAGAACCACCTGACTGGGAAGCTCAGGGAGTTCGAGACCTACATCTACTTTGACTATGGGGTGGATGATGTCACCCCGATGATTGAGTGGCTTGTGGCGGAGGGCTATTGGAAGCAGGAGAAGGGGAAGTTGGTAATAAAGACGGGAAGTGACTTCATCGATGCCACCATGCCCAAGTTGATATCTTATATAGAGGAGAATGATTTGGTTTGGCAATTGACGGAAGTGATGGCCGACAGTTGGCTGGCCCTGGAAGAATCCATACGGACGGACCGCCCGCCGAGGTACGAGTGATGCTTATACTTGTTGATTGTAACCACTTGTGCCATATACAGATGAATAGGTTCAGGGGCTTCGTCAATAGCAAGGGCAAGGCCACAGGGGTTCTGTTCGGGTTCATGAGGGAACTGCTGGTGTTGGCCCAGGCGTTTGACAGTACTGAGTTTGCTTTTGTCTGGGATAGCAGGAAGAGCCTTCGCAAGTTGTATTATTCGGGTTACAAGGATCGGAGGGAAGTGGAGAAGACTCCACAGGACGTCAGGGATGAGCGGGACGGCTTCAAGCAGTTTGAGGAGTTGAAGGATATGGTGCTCCCGAGGTTGGGTTTTAAAAACATATTTTTCCAAGAGGGAATAGAGGCCGATGACATCATAGCCCGTATCTGTAAGACCTACCCAAACCGACAGGTGGTAATTTTGAGCAATGACAATGACCTGTGGCAACTCCTTTCGAAGAACCATTACATGTACAGTGTTAAGAGCAAGAGGAAATACACGGCAGAGGATTTTGAGGGTGAATGGGGGCTTCCGCCGGGCAGATGGGCAGAGGTCAAGGCGATAGCTGGTTGTTCGGGAGACAAGGTCAAGGGAGTACCTGGGGTTGGGAACAAGTCAGCAGCTCAGTACTTGAAGGGGGCCTTGAAGGAACACTACAAGACCTACAAGAACATTACCAGTACTGCAGGGAAGAGGATAGCAAAGTATAATAAGTTTCTTGTGACACTACCCCTTCCAGCCACGGATTACTTTCGACTCAGCAAGGAAGTGGAGGAGAAGTTTAGGCTCGAGGACTTCTTGTACTTCTGGGACGAGTATGAGTTCAACAGCCTGAAGGCACAGGAGGCCCTATGGAGGGAACGTTTCAATATGAGGGTTGGAAGGTAGAATGGCAATAATTCAAATTCACCATATAACCTATAATCCACCTTGGGAGGTGGAGCTTGGGATGCTCATGCATAGATGCGTGAGCAGGTTACAGATAACACGGGCCACACCAGAGCATTATGCAATGGTGACCAATCTCATGCATGCTGTTGGATATGAGTGGAACAGAATGCGTCGGGAGTTGGATGCTGGAGGGGATTTCAGGGAGGTTAATAAACCAATAACAAAGGAGAAACTGAAGAATGGCAAAGAAAGTTGAGTTGAGTATTATGGGACCGATTTCGCAGATGAGAGAACTCTTGGATGGTGCGGAATTGGATGGTCAGAAGTTTATGGAAGGCAATAGTTCTGCGGGTACCAGGGTGAGGGGGGCCTTGCAGGAAATTAAGGTATTGATAAAGATTGCCAGGGATACGGTTACCACCATAAAGAACGAACGGAAGGGCAAGTAACCTTGGGGGACCCTACGCAATGACTATAGATACAATAGAGATAGAGAACTTTCAGAGCCATGCCATGTCCGTGGTGGAGTTGTCAGAAGGGGTGAACATGATTGCAGGTCCTTCCGACTCAGGGAAAAGTAGTATCATGAGGTTGTTGCGCTGGGTCCGTGACAATAGGCCAATGGGTTTCGCCTTCCAATCTAACTTTGTGGGAAAGGATGGGAGTACTAGTGGGGCTATTTCATTCTCTGATGGTTCCTGGGTCGTGAGGAGGAGGTCAAACACCGAGAACTGTTATGAGGTTTCCACCAGTGATGGACCCCTTGAGGCTCTGCGGGGGGATGTTCCAGCAGAAGTCTCTTCTGTGATAAACATAGATGACTATTGTGTTCAGAGTCAACATGACCGGTACTTTCTGCTTCAAAGCACCCCGGGTGAAGTGGGACGGATGCTGAATGAAGTGGTGGGGATTGACATCATTGATAGGGTGGTTAAGCGGGCGGACAGTCTTGTGAGGAAAGCCAACCAGGGCCTTCAACAGACAGAGCGGGACCTCGCTCTACTGGGGGAGGAACTGAAGGATTATGAGTTTGTGGACGCACTTGACAAGGACACAACCCAGTTGGAGCAGTTGCTGGGTGAGCGGGATATAAAGAGGGAAGAGCGCAGGGAACTCACCAGGGGAATCTTGTCAGCAGATAAGTTAGACAATGATATAGATTACTACGATACATTTTTGAGGTTAGAGCTCGAATCACAGGAGTTTTTCAAGGAAGTTTCCTTACTCAATGACGAGCTACGATTGAGGGAGTTTCTGGATTCCAAGCTCAGCCTGTATGAGGATTTGGATAGGGAAGTCCAGAGTTTTGAGGACTTCATTCTACCAGAGCAAGCGGTTATCAAACTTGCTAGTATGGTAAGGACCCACAAGAAATGGTTGTATGACGAGCAGGTGGTCGTCGGTTTGGTGGAGCGTTCTACAAGTGTGGATGAGGAAATTGAGGGACTTAATTATGAGATTGAAGTGTTGGAGGAGGAGCTGGCAAAGATTAAGGTGCAAATTGATATTTGTCCATTCTGTGGGGGGCCGATGTGAAGATACTTCTGGCAGGGGATTTTCAGCTTAGGTACAAGCGCCCACGAAGAAGGTTGGACGAGTCATATTTTGATACCCAACAGGGTAAGGTACGTCAGTTGTATGATATTGCTGTTAGAGAGGGTTGTCGATATTTAGTGCAGCCAGGGGATTTTTTCGACGGTGTTGACGTCCCTTGGTTTGTGGTTCAGCACTATGTAGGCTTAATAAGGGGGTATCGGCCTGGTGTGGAGACGTTGGTTGTGAGGGGTCAGCATGACCTACGATACCATAGCAAGAATATAAAGAACACTCCCCTTGCTGTATTGGAGAGGGCGGGAGTGGTTAGAGTTCTCACATCTCAGCCATTGATTGTTTATGAAGGGAAGTTACCAATTTCCTTCTTTGGGTGGTCGTGGAATGAGCTTGAGCTACCTGATCCAAAGGTGGGGGGTGGCTGTAAGATCCTCGTGCTACATAAGATGGTATCCCCAGAGGAAATGTGGGTAGGGCAGGAAGGGTATCTACTGAGTGGATTGATGTTTAGAAAGTACCCTGATTATGACCTGTTCGTGTGTGGAGACAACCATCAATGCTTTACAGAAGGGTCTGGTAGCAAGCACCTGGTGAACTGTGGTTCCCTGATGAGGGCTAATGCCGACCAGGGGACTCACCGTCCCTGCTGTTACATCTATGACACTTTAACCAAGCAGTTAGGTGTGCAGTTTCTGGAGGTTGAGCCTGCAGCAAAGGTTCTTGACTTTGCCATGGCCAAGAAGGAGAGGGAGCGTGACAAGAAGCTTGAAGTGTTTGTGGAGGAGCTGGGTAGTCAGGAGGATTTGGAACTCAACTATTTGGATAATATAATGAAGGCCCTACCAAGAGTAGGTAGTGGAGTTCGAGAGATAGTAGAGGAGGTATTGGAAGATGAGCGAGTTGACACCTGAGACCATACTCAGGAAGTGTAATGCTATAAATGAAAGCATTGCCGAGGCCAAGGCAAAGAGAGATCGTAAGATTGGTGAGAGTGATGCTATTATGAGGGACCTTAGGGATCGTTTTGGGGTGAAGACTCGGGAGGAGGGACGCAAGAGGATAGGCAATCTTGATGTGCAGATAACTCGTAGGAACAAGAGTATCAATGATTTGTATGAAGCAATGAAGTCAAAATACAATTTGGAGGGATAAGAGATATGGCACTTATGACATTGAAGGAAGTATCACAATACTTACATGTGGGGTATGAGATAGTACGGCGGCTTGCCCATGAGGATCGTATCCCCTGTATGAAGGTGGGAAGGCTGTGGCGGTTTGATAAGGAGAAGGTGGATAAGTGGATGAATGAAGGGGGGGACCGTGGCAGTCGTAGGTAGGAGGAGTCGCGTGGGGGATTATCGCTTTGACGCTACAGGGACATCTCCAACACAAAGCCCCTATCAGATGATGACCCTTGAGGACATCAAGGGTCTGAGGTCGAGGGTGGATGCCCTGAAGGGGGCCAAGCAGGAGAAGGAAACCCGTCTCGCAACTGCTAAGAAGGATCTGAAGTATTATACTACCCGGTGCGAGAATGGGGCAAAGGCAGTGAAGTTTCTGCAGAAGGTGGCTCAGGACACCCAGAAGAACTTGGAGTTTAGGATAAGTAATTTGGTGTCCATGGCGGAAGCGGCAGTGTTTCCTGATCCATATGAGTTTGCGGTCTCGTTTGAGATGAGGCGGGGGAAGACCGAGTGTGATCTATGGTTTGTCAAGGGGGGCGAGAGGATGAATCCAATCGACAGCGCTGGTGGTGGGGCTTGTGATGTGGCTTCGTTTGCTCTGCGGTGTGCCTTTTACAACCTCAAGTCCAAACGTAGGGGACGTCCTATCATGCTGCTTGATGAGCCGATGAGGAATGTGTCGGTGGACTTGCAGTCCAAGTGTTCTGCCATGATAAAGAGGGTGAGTGAGAAGCTTGGTCTACAGATCATAATGATATCCCACCTACCCAAGATTATTGAGTCAGCGGACAAGTTGCTGCAGGTGGTTCAGGAGGGAGGGGTATCAACTGTGGAAGAAGTAGACGATGTGGAGTTACCCCATTTTTTGGGATAAAAAAATCGGGTAGATATTATATAATAGGGATAAAGGAGGTGATGAAGGGAATGATGAATGAATTGTTCGGGGTGGACCCAGATGATGAGTGGGTAGCAAATATGGCCCCTTGGAAGAAACTTGAGGATTGGAAAAAGCTTGAGGAAGAGAAACTTGAGGAAAAGAAGCCAGGTATTTATGGGAAGAGGAAGAAGGGAGATATGAACTATCAATCGAAAAAGAAATCACCTGCCCCAGGGAGGGGGAAGTCCTCTGTCAAGTATGATTTGGTAGATGAACCCCCACAATTGTCGATTAAGGGGTCAATGCGTTTCAACAAGAAGGGTGAGTTATCCCCCGATGATTTAGCGCGGGCTGTTGGGAAGAAGCTGTCAACCTTCTCGAGGGAACATGGGGGTTGGATAAAGACAGTCACCGGACTTGATACTTCAGTGATGGACGGTTATTCTATTTTGGGAGAGTTTCTGAATCTGTATGGGGCCTGGTGCAAACCAGGGTCTCTGTTGCTGGATTGTTCTCAGCCTCATGAGTCTTGGAAGTTTAGGAATTACCACCTTGTGAGGGTAACTCCTTTGCCTCCTCATATAGAAGTGTTACAGGTACTTGAGAGGCCGAGGGGGCCATGGGCCCCTATGCTTTGGCCAACGATAGAGAAGGAACTGGGGCTGTCCCAGAAGAATCGGATGGACTATGTGGAGGGTCGGGTGCGGGACATGATAATGTTTTTGGAGGCCGAAGGCTTTAATCAATTTACCTGGAAGAGGGAGGATGGGAGGACGTTGGTGGAGACCTTAGGTGGGGAGAAGATCAATGTCGAAGGGGTTACAATGGTCAACGGGAAGGAGAGGTTCCTTGATATATGAAAAAGGTAACCATACAGTTTGACAGGCTGGTGGTAGAGAACTCGCCTGGTGCTTGGTTGATGGAGTTTGATGGCAAGGGTCATTGGATTCCTAAGGCGGATTCAACCATCTATGATACGGGCAACATGGTGGAGACACCAATGTGGCTTGTTGTTCAGAAGGGCCTTGAGGCTTATATAGTAGAGGACTAAGCGGGAGTAGCTCAGTTGGTAGAGCACTCGGTTTCCAACCGGGATAGTCGCGGGTTCGAATCCCTGCCTTCCGCTCCAATTTATAATATGGGGTGCTTTTATGAGTATGATTGTTCCACTTTGTAAGCAAAGACTCTCAGACAGGTTCTTCAGCCATCTGGATGGTGTCATCAGGGGTGGTTGGTGGACTATGGGAGCCATCACCAAGCAGCTTGAAGAGAGGTTCAGTAGCTATGTTGGTGTCCCCCATGCAATTGCTGTGAGTTCTGCTTCGATGGGTCTGCTGATGTCTGTAGGGATCAATACCGATTCCACCAGTAGGGTTGGGGTAGTGACCCCGTTGACTTTTGTTTCCACAGTTAATGCCCTGTTACATAACGGATGCACCCCCCTATTTGTAGATGTGGATAGGCGGACCCAGTGTATGGATGTAGAAACTGTTAAAGAGGTGTTGGATGTTAGTGATCCGTTCCTGGTAATCCCTGTCCACTTCGCTGGCTACCCCTGTGATGTGTATAGCTTAATTAAATACAGAGCCAAGATGGGAAAGGACTTCATGATCATAGAGGACTGTGCCCACGCGGTGGAGACCACCCTGGGAGGGGTCCATGCGGGAGGGGCTGGCGATCTTGGGGTATTCAGCTTTAATCCGACCAAGAACATAGCCGCCCCTGAGATGGGGATGGTTGTGACGGGGGATCGTCGGATGGCTGAGTCCCTACAGTCCCTGAGACTGCATGGGATGGACGTCTCGACTTATGACAGGGTGAATAGGGTGGGCACCTATGACGTGAAGGATTTGGGGTTTAAGGCCAACTGTACTGACATTGAGGCCCTCTTCACCCTGTATCAGCTGGAGAGTGTGTATGATAATTACCATGCACGAGAATTGATATGGGGCGCCTACGTGAGGGAACTCGGGGGACTGTCAGTTGGTCTGCCTGTGGATTGGCCCAATGCCAGTCCAGAGGGATTCCATCATGGACTCCACCTGTTTACTGTGTACGTTGGGAATAGGGACAGGTTTATTGCGAAGATGAAGGAGCGGGGCGTTTACTGTGGTATCCATTACAAGCCCGTCCATCTGTTCAGCTACTACAGGAGGAGGTTTGGTTATAGGGAGGACATGTTTCCCAACGCGGAATGGATAGGTGCGCATACCTGCTCCCTGCCACTCGGACCCGGTATGGATGAGGATGATATTGGGTATGTAGTAGATAATTTCAAGGCTGTATATGGGCATGGTGGTTATGAGTGTGAAGACTGAAAAGAAAGGAGGTGAGAAGAATGAAAAATTCTAATAATAGGGGGAGTGGTAAGTTAGTAACAATACTTGGTATTGTGTTATTTGTGCTTTTTGTTTGCCTTGTTCACCTCTTGGGGTATAAGGATGGATATAAACAGGGACAAATAGCTGCTATCAGTGGAAATGTAAAATATGAATTAAAAGTTAACCCTGATAAATCTACTTCATGGGTGCCGAGAAGACTGGAAAAAGAGAAAAAAGTCAGGGAATGGCTCGATGAAAACTAAAAGATTAATATTCGTTGAGGACTTTGACGAGTCTATCGCAACTTATAAGGGAGATACTATCATAGCCTTGACCCCACTGGCCATGTATGAGTTTGATGCTCGTGGATGGGAGTACAAAATACCTGAGAAGTACCTGGTGTGGGAGGAGACCCCGAGTTACACAGGGTGGTTTTGTAGTTGGCTGGACAGCATTGATGATCTGATATTTAAGGGCTGTGGAGAGTGGAGGGTCGGCACCCACTGCCTGACGATGTTGAAGAATGTGGTAGATGCCTTCACGAGGAGGTATGCCCAGATGAACACCATTGCTGAGACGGAACAGCCAGATGAGGTTTTATATTTTGTTGATGCTGGACGCCTGGGAGATGTGGAAGATGATGAGCTGTATTTTAAGGGGCAAAGTCTTTACTTGTCTATGGCAAGGGCCCTGTGGTGGGAAAGGCTTCAATTGAAGGTAGTTGCGTCTGAGGTGACATCCCGTGTGGAAGGCAGGGAGGCGTGGAGAGACAACCCCATCCTGAGGAGGGTCTATGATTACTTCAGATGCTTTAGCTTCTTGCCTACTTATCGTGGGAAGTATTTCATGTTTGCTTCCCCTATGCCTGGAATGATGAGATGGTTGAGGCTTCATGGTTATCGGTGTAGCTTGCTGCCTGTTCTTGAAACTTTACAGCCAAGGAATTGGCCTTCCACTTATAGGTTTGATGAGTTTTACTATCCTTTAAATTTAGTAGCCAGGGACATACTGGAGAGGAAGGTAAATTATTTCCTTGATGTAATAGTCCCAAAGATTGTGTGGCTGAAGGGGAAGTACTCGACTATCTTTGGTCAGTTAAAGTTCGATGGTATTGATCCCCTATGTCTGATATTCAACAGGAGGAATAGACCCTACCAATATGCTGCTCTGATGGCAGTAAGAGAGCATGGTATTCCAACTATCTATGCGCGTCACGGGTGGGATGCTTATGATATGTGGGAGCGTGAATTGACTCGGTTTAAGTTCTTCGATGCATATCTGAGTAATACGGTGGAGGACGCCCACTTCTACAGGGGCAAAGTTAAGGAGTGGGGACTGATGACGGAGGTTATATGAAGAAGGTCCTGTTATACGCCCCAAATATTTATCGGTGGGATAAGGGATTCCAGCCACCTCTGAATGTGGATACTTGGTACTATGCGTGGCAGAGATCTCTGTGGGCGTTTTTGGATAGCATTGGACAGAAGACTATTTGGAAGGCTGGCCCTCGCACCAACGCCCTTCCTGATCCAATTAGACTTCTCAAGTCGAATCGTATAAGATACAGTACCAGGAGTCTCGGTGGTGAGCTGAGACGCTGTGACATGGTCTTCCTGGACTTCCCATCTACTCCATTGCTTGAGGCGGTTAGGGTGGGACTTCCTGTGTTGTGTGTATCCCCAATTGTCACAGATAGCCCTGTGTATTCAAGGACTGGGCATGATTTAAAAGGAACAACGATACAATATGTCCCAATGGGGGAGTATACCAATATGACTTTGTGGCAATTGTCTTCTTTTCTTCTTGGAGGGGGACCCCTTGAGTCTGTTGCAGTTATTCACCCCACAGGAATTGGGACCACAATGAGGAGATTGATGTGGAGAATAAAAAGAGGTGGATGACAACACGGACGGCCTTGCAGGTGCTTATAGCGGCCGCATCCAGGGATGCCCTTGGTGCGGGTTGTGGGATAAGGTTCCTACCGAGTGAAGGGCAACGTGAAGAGATGCGGGAGGCAGCCAGGAAGGTTTGGAAGAAGGCTTATGGATATGAAGCGAGTGATGGTGATATTTCATGGAGGTTCCCGAGATGAGTTATATTTTAGAAGATAAGGTAGTGCTGATAACTGGAGGTACTGGCTCCTTCGGCCAGGCCATGACTGAGCGGCTGTTAGCCCTGTGGAACGGGCCGAGGAAGATTATCATATACTCAAGGGACGAGTTCAAGCAGGGCCAGATGATAGAGAAGTTTGGTTCCTTTCCGAAGGGCAAGCTCCGCTTCTTCATAGGGGACGTGAGGGACAAGGCCAGGCTGACTGTGGCGTTCAGAGGGGTGGATATAGTGATCCATGCTGCAGCACTGAAGCAGGTTCCTCTCTGTGAGTACAATCCCTTCGAAGCGGTGAAGACCAATATTATTGGAGCCAACAATGTGGTTCAGGCAGCCATCATCAGTGGGGTGGATCGAGTGATGGCCTTGAGTACGGACAAAGCGGTCAATCCTGTGAATCTGTATGGGGCTACTAAGCTGTGTGCTGAGAAGATTTTTGTGGCTTCCAATGCCCACAGCTCTGCGAAGGAAGTCTCCATTGAGGGAGTACAGAGAGACTACACGAAGTTCTCGGTGGTTCGATATGGAAACGTCTTGGCCAGTAGGGGGAGTGTGGTTCAGCTATTCAAGGAGCAGGCCAAGCAGGGGGAACTCGAGATTACCAGCACTGAGATGACTCGCTTTTGGTGGACATTGTCTCAGAGCGTACAGTTCGTTCTGGATAGATTAGGGGGTATGGTTGGAGGGGAGATTTTTGTACCCAAGATAGGTTCAGCCTATTTGCAGGCGTTGATTTCGGCACTGGGGTTTGGGAATAAGTCAATTAAGGAGGTGGGTATAAGACCCGGTGAGAAGATCCATGAGATGCTGATTGCTCCGGAGGAAGTTGATTGCACTCTGGAATACAAGGCCTATTATATGGTGAGGCCTAAGTTGGCTTTTTTTACTCGCAGGTTTGCCGAGGGGGGTCATCCTGTACCCTCGAATTTCAGTATGTGCTCAAGGGATTGGCTTATGACTTATCCTGATTTGAATAATTTGGTTAAGTCTATTCCATCGGAGGGGTAGCAGTGGCAGATGGTGTTCTGTTAAAATGGGGTAACAGTTGTGAAGGTGTGAGGGCTATCATCACTGGAGAGCCTATCGGAAGGCGGTGCGAGATTTGTGGGGAGCCTATTATGAAGAAGTTTCAGGAGGAAGTGTTTGTGTCCACAGGTAGGTCCCTTGGGAAGATAGTGATTTGGGCTGACCGACTAACCTGCAGTGGGAATTGTAGGGCCATCAGACACCAGCGGTTGGATCTGATGGGGATGAAGGAAATAAATGGGGAGTATCCTGTGAATTTGAGGACCTCCAACAGATGAAAAAATAATTTAAGAAAAAAATCAGGAAAATATTATATAATAGAAAAAAGAGGAGTTGAATATGGTAGAAAAATTACAAGATCTGGTGGAAGTGTTTGAAATAAAATACTACATTATAAAGGCTAAGAGCAAGGCTGATGCCAGGGAAGTCCTTGAGGAGAGTGTGGTGACAAGTCAGGACAAGGTCATCAGTCTGGTGTCCATGGCGGGTGGTTATGACGCAAAGGTTGAGAAGTTTGTGGCTCGTGATTGGCCATCCCCAAGCGATAAAGTATAGTAATTACTATGTGGGCTGGAGGAGTTGTAATATGACTACGGAAGGTAAACCATTTATATTGATACCTGCTAAGGCTGAATCAGTACGGTTGAAGAATAAGAATATGCTCCCCCTCGGTAGGAAACCCTTGGTGGAGCATGCTGTGGACAGGGCTGTATGGAGTGGATTGGCCCCAGGAGGGGTTTACTTGTCTACTGAGTCCCATTGGATTATTGACTACTTCCTTGAAAGACCCACCCCTGTGGAGATCAACATCATCGTTCGGCCTGAGGGGTTGTCTGCTCCCCATGTACGAGCGGTGGAGGTTGTCCTCCACTCAATAGAGATGGTGGGCAAGTATTATGACTCGTTTGTCATGACCTTACCCACCTCTCCCTTTTGTGAGCCAGCCGATATACAGGTGGCCTATGAATTGTTCCTGAGATGTGGGCGGAAGCCTGTGATGTCGATGACCAGGACATATGCAAACCCTAATACCATAATGCGTGCAGGGGAAGCCGGAGAATTGTCACCTTACACGGAACCAATTGGATATTTCCCTGATTGGAATAGGGAGTGGGTTGAATCTGGCACCAAATTGGATAGGTATGTCAGCAACGGTGCGGTCTATGTCTGTGACATAGAGATGTTCAAGGAGCAAGAAGAGTTTTATATAGAAGGGATGGTCGGATATGAGATGCCTGCCAGTAGGGGCATTAACATCGATACTGAGCTTGATTATATTCTGGCCTTGGCCCTGTGGGAGAGGAGTGGGAAAGTGTGAGTGCTGCCTTGAATCCGGACGGTTCCATAAGGGACGGCAAAATCAAGGAGTGGATAGCTATGAGTGATGAAACCTATACGGATGATCCCGCCAAGTTGAGTAAGCTGCAGGCCGCAGAGAAGTATAATTGTCACCACTGTGGCACCCTGAGGCATAGGAGGCACCCAGGCACCATCCTGTTCCTATTTGTCAAGGGCGATATCAATGGCCACTTACAGATGAGGGCAATAGGGCCGGAAAACAAATGTCTCATGCTGGATGATATGATCCCCACTTCTACAGGATTCACAGATAGGAGCCCCCACTTCTGTAATACAGAGTGTTTTCTTGGATGGGCTATGGAGAGGGCTGAACTGATATGGGAATTTGCGTCGCTGTCCGATGAAGAGCAGGAACAGTATGCGAAGGGTGGTCCTGTTACCTACCACATCTACGAGAAGCTTTACAAAGGTGGGGAGGAGGAATGAAGCCTAAGAAGATACTGCTGATTAACCCTGTGGTCAGGGAGTGGGCCGAGCCAAACTGTTTCCCAACAGGTCTCGGCTATATAGCTTCAACCTTACGTGAGCTTACACATCACATAGTCAGCGTGCTGGACTTGAATGCCCTACGACTTGATGATGAAGCTCTGGTGAGAGAACTGCAAAGGTATGATCCTGATGTGGTGGGGTTGACTGGCATCATCACCCAGTATGGTGAAGTGAAACGGATAGCCAAGATGTGCAGGGATCAGTGTGGACAGGGTGTAGAGATAATCTGTGGAGGACCCCTTGCTACTTCTGTCCCTGAGTTACTATTGAATAATACAGAGGTTGATCTATGTGCGATGGGTGAGGGGGAGAAAACCATATTGAGACTCTTCCCTTCCACCTTCGATTCAATGAGGGGGAGAGAAGGGGTGGCTGTGAAGACTCCCACTGGTCCACAGGTGTTCCCTCCTGTTACCACCCTACCTGAAGGTCAACTTGACTTGCTCCCCTTCCCAGCCTATGATCTGTTTCCGATGTACACCTACATTAGAAATCCAATCGGTCCTTACAACAAACGGAAATGGATAGATGGTAAGGGAGAAGCAGTGGTGAAGAGTATGAACATCATAGGGAGTCGTGGGTGTCCATTTAGTTGTTGCTACTGCTTCCACTGCTACATGGGTGAGGGTTACAGGATGAGGGAGCCTTCCAAAATCATTAGTGAGATGGAGTTCCTTCGGAGTAAGTATGGCGTAGATTACCTCCACTTTAATGATGATGCCTTTGGTGCTTTTGGTAAGAATCTAATTAATTTTTCAAGGCAGATGAAACTCAGCAGGAAGGAGAGTGGGGTGGTAGAAGGGCTTACATGGTCCTGCACGGGTAGGGCCTCCTTAAGTGAAGAAGCCATAAGGGCTGTGGCAGGGGCAGGTTGTGTGGGTCTTTGGTTGGGGCTGGAGAGTGGGAGTCCCACTATGCTCCGAGCTATGAACAAGAAGTCCACAGTGAAGCAGTACGAGAGGTTCATCGCGTTGGTGAGGAAGTACTTGCCCTTCGAGGACTTCACCTTCATAGTGGGGACACCGGGAGAGACTGACGAAACCATCTCTGAGAGCATAAAGTTCTGTAAAGATATGGGAGTGGTCCCATCAGCGGTGTTCTTCATGACCCCATACCCAGGCACCCCACTGTTCAAGGATATGGCCAATATTAATTTGAGGGCCAAATATGTTTTTGATACTGAGCCTCTTTTTGAGGAGTGGGTGGAGAGCCTTGGGGAACAGGGGAGGGTTCTTGCCTGTAATTGTTCCGGGGCATCGGATGAGAAGGTGTATGGGTGGCATCAACAGTTCATTGAGGAGACGGGGGTGAAGGGCATATGAGGAATAGTGTAGCCAAACGGTTGAGGGAGGAAGTGTATGGGGGCCTGTCTCGTCGGCAGAAGGACTACTCCGTGCTGAGGACGGTGAAGCGGTTCCTCCAGGGCGATGGGCGAGTAGTCCAGAAGACGACGGGACAGATTGTCAATTCAGAGGGTTCTTTCAGGGCCCTATACTTGAAGGCGAAGGAGGTGTACAAGATGAATAGACCACAGAAGAAGTTGGTGAAGCTGATGGAGCATCCCACCCTGTCTGAGCAGGTCCATGACCGACTTAAGAGACAAAAGGGAAGGCTCGTTTCTAAGTTGAGGCTGGTGGAAACCCTGCTGGCGAAACCATTGCGGAAGGAGGTTGTGTAATGGATGAGAGGAAGTTTGACCCCAAGTTTGAGGCCTTTGCCGCAGCATTCGTTGAGTCAGTCTTTGCAGAGGGGGAGGATAAGACAAGTTTTGAGGGCACAATTTCTGCTTCATTGGTAGGGATCAAGGGAGAATTGGACAAGGAAGACAACGTGGAGTTCATCCTCATGCTCTCCCTGTTCTATGTTGTTTACCAGCTGTGTGGCATGGTTGGGAAGACTGACGTCCTGGCGGATGCCCTGAATGGGGTTAGGAAAAAGTTAGATGAGTCCATGTTTACGGAGCTGTCCAGTAAGTTTCAGGGTGAGTCAGATATTGAGGGTGACTCCCTTGGGGATGAAGGAAATGAAAGTCTACAGTAAGGAAGACGGTGTCCGGATAGAACTGGCTGACCTGAGGTCAGAGAGTCCTTCCGTCAAAAGGAAGGTGCTTGACTGGCGAAATGGTTGGGAAGTGCGGAGATGGATGTATCAGAACCATGAGATTCAGCTTGATGAGCATCGCTGTTGGCTTCTGTGGGTTAAGGATAATCCCGATAAGTACAGGGCCTTCGTGGTTTATGCGGACGGCGAGCCAGTTGGCCTGACAGGGGTGTCCGGGGTGAATAACTTCCACAAATTTTGCGAAGCCTTCATTTATATAGTGGAGGCGCGGGGTGTAGCTGTGAGGGTGATGAAGAAGCTACTGTGGTGGGCATTCACCGACTTGGGTATGGGGCATGTGTGTATAGAGACTTTTGCAGGAAATGTTGCGGCTTTGAGGACTTGGGAGCGGGCAGGATTCTGTAGGGAAGGGATCAAACCCAGTCATGTTCAGTTTGAAGACTGTGTCAGGATGGATGTAGTCTGCATGGGGATTACCAGGGAGCAATGGGTAGATGAGCAAGGAGGTCGGGGATGAATCAGGAGGCATTGAAGTGTCAGGTGACTGTTATGGCAGGGGTGGTTCCAGGTGAGCCGATCAATAAGCTTACAAGATCCTGGTCACTTACCCAGTGGGATCTGGACAATCCTCCGATATATATAGATCGGATGGGGGCGGCTATGAACTACGCCATGAGTTTGCAGAATCCGGCGACTGTGAACTGGGTCCGATTCGAATGGATTTGGATGTGATGGGTACACTGACCAAGCCAATGGGAACTCTGATATGTCAGAGATGTAGTTCAGTACAATGTGGTAGGTTGGACCTGCTTTGTGATAATTGTGGTTGGCCTTACTGGGATGGGAAGGAACTGCAACTGGGAATACAACGATTGGAGATAAAACTCATCGACAAGGGGATTTTGAACAAGGAGGCAAAAAAATGAAATTACTTGTGATAGGGGCTCATCCGGCTGATCCAGTGGATTTGGCCGGAGGGACGATGTGCTTACATGCTGACAGGGGAGATGAAGTGGTTGCTGCCACCATGACGTATGGGATGAATAGTCATACTACTATCAAACCTACCTCCGGGATGAGTATAGTAGATATGAAGTGTGAGGAGTTTAAGGGTACTTGCAATTATTTGGGGTGTAAAGAAACTTATTTATTTAATAATAGTGATGAGCCCTTGATATTGACTGCCGAGAATGTTAGGGAGGTGGCAAAGTATATTTGCCAGCAGAAGCCAGACATCGTCATTACCCACCATCCCAACGAATTCGCCCACTGGGATCACGCCGAATGTGGCAAGATAGTATGCCGGGCTCTGAAGGCAGCAGTGAAGTACCCTTGGGTGGATGTGGAGAAGCACTGGGTTCCGATGGTGTATTTCTTTGGTGTCCAATTCAGGCCCGAGTCTGTAAGGATATCGGGAGTGGCACAGGCCCCCGACCTGTTGGTGGACATAGGGGAGGCGGTGGATAGGAAGGTCAAGGCCCTATTCCAATATAGGTCACAGGGACTCGACAACATCACCATGTTGTGGGATCGGATGAAGAGCTTTGAAGGTGAGCAGGGCAGGCCGGAAGGTATCAGATATGCCGAAGCGTTCACGTTTTACTACCCACTGAAGAGGACAGCACTTGAGCCAAATCCACCTGATCTGCGCTTCTATAAGGAGACGAAATGAGAACAATCATGGTCACAGGGGGAGCGGGGTTCATGGGTTCCCATTTTGTTAAGAAGTTGATGGCTGAATGTCCTGATGATCGGATAGTGGTCGTTGATAAGCTCACCTATGCAGGGAACGTGAGGAATTTGCCATCTGGTTTTTTATTTCCTGTTTCTACTCGCTATGCCTCTTCTTGGGAAAGTTCACGCCTGTCTTTCTTCCGTGTTGACATAGGTGATAATCTTATGGATTGGGTTTTTGATGGGCACTCTCCAGTGGATGTGGTGGTGAACTTTGCTGCCGAGACCCATGTGGACAGATCCATACGGGAGCCTGAGGCGTTCCTCCAGACTGATGTGATGGGGTTGTTCAACCTGGTCCGTCTGAGCAAAGAGTTCGGGGTGAGGAAGTTCATTCACATCAGCACAGATGAGGTGTATGGCCCTATCTCAGTACAGACACTTGTGAATTGTTGGGAGGTGTACGATGAAGCATCTGAGACGTGGGCACTCAACCCCACCTCACCATACTCGGCGAGTAAGGCCTGTGCTGACCTGCTCCTCCTCTCCTACTACAAGACTTATGGGTTTCCAGTTATCATTATAAGGCCATGCAACAACTACGGCTCCAATCAGTACCCTGAGAAGCTTGTGCCCATGGCTATCACAAGGCTGCTTCAGGGCAAGAAGGTGTTGATGCATGGAGAGGGGAAAGAAGTTCGGGAATGGCTCTATGTGGAGGACTGCGTCAGTGCTTTATATGAGGTGATGAACAGTGGGATAGTTGGGGAAGTGTACAATCTTGGTAGTGGATTTAGACTAAATAATAAGAGAGTGGTGCAAGATATTTTGCTGTTTACATTGTTTCCGAGAGGGTATTGTATCGCTCATGATGAAGAGGATTTACTTTTTGAAGAGTGGGTAGATCAAGTTCCCAACAGGCCAGGCAACGACAGCCGGTATGCTATCGACAGCACCAAATTGGTACAAGGGGTGATGGGTATGGAGGGGAAGTATTTCGAAGGGGAGGGGTTTGATTTTGGAATACAGAAGACCATCCAGTGGTACAGGGAAAATGAGTGGTTTTGGAGCAATGTGAATCTTGACGCTAACCTGTATCGAGAGGGTAATGGGTATATGAGGTAAGGTTTGGGGAGATCATTGAGCCTACCCCATGTTTTGCTCGTCAGACAGGGTGTTTTAGGGAGGTTTCATAATGCGTACTATGTCATTTGGGGAGCTGAGTTACATCCTTGGTGTGGAATTGCCAAAATCAGTAATAGCAAATATTGTAAATGTTGTGCATAGGGAGAAAGTTTTTGGACACTTGGATCTCATGGTGGAGTTTATATCTGGTATCCAGCTATCAATAGTCAGGGGACCATTCATAACTTATGGTGATTATGAGTTGGCTTTTATTATTGGTGGTAGGCTGCGGATGGATAGCATCATTAGTGTCGGGGACCCAACGGACGTGGTAAGGGTGATGGAGGTGGTTGCTTCAACACAGAAGCCAGTTGTGTTGTACACATTTTATGAAGGTTCCACTTTTGGGGATAGCATCATTCCGATTGGACCAACAGTGTATAGTTGTTTTCCTGTACAGGAGGATAATAATAAGGTGCCTCCTGTTGAGCAAGAGCATAGTGAGAGATTTTTTGATTTCTGAATGGGGGTATAAATGAAGAAGAAACTAATGAAGAAGAGATTACATATACATAGTGATAACGCAGAGTGGGCTGGAAGTGAGAATATGGTAGGGGTGTTTTTGAACAGTCCCTTGGTAGCAGAGCAATTTGATGTGACCTTCAGTTACCGCAGCACCCCTGAGTACACCAAGGGTATGTTCAAGTGGGTTGGTAGGATGGGGGCCAACTTCTACCCTCTCCACCTCCCTGTGACGAGGGTGTATGAGTGGGCCAGGACCTTCCGCCCAGCCATGGCCCTGAGGTATCCCTGCATGGAGGGGGAAGTAAGGAAGTTTAAGGATTTGTTTTCTGTAGTAAAGCCTGACGTTGTACACATCAACAATGGTGGATACCCAGGGGCCACCAGTTGCAACTCAGCAGCGATAGCAGCGGGGTTGTTTAATGTACCCGTTATCTACATGATCAACTCTACCACGAGGGACTTGTGGTGGGAGCGCCCAATCACTGGATGGGTGAAGAAGTCAGTTACAAGGTTCGTCACCGCTTCGGAAACTCTCATGTATGCCAGCGAATTCCTGTGGAATGGGGACTGGCGTGATCCCTTAGAGAATTGGGCCATAATTCCAAACACCGTGATGTGGAGGGAGCCAGAGGATAGGGATACCGTCCGGGCGGCACTTGGTGCTGATAGGGCTGACACCCTGTTCCTGTCGCTTGGGGTGTGGGAAGAGAGGAAGGGATTTCATGTATTGTTGAATCAACTGTTGGAATACCCCAGCAGGTGGGATAAAAATGGGTGGAAATTTACTATTGTGGGTAGTGGGGGTGATTCCCATTATAAGGAACGGTTGTGGGCAAAAGCCTATGATACCAATCCAAACATAAAGGAAGACCTTGCCTTCCATGACTATTCAATAATTAACGCCTGTGATGTGTTGGTGGTTCCGAGCATAAGGGATGAGGACTTTCCCAATGTTATCCTGATAGCCCTGATGTATGGTAGGCCAGTTGTAGTCAATCCTTCTGTCGGAGGATTGAAGGAAATTATTGTGGACGGATACAACGGCTACCATGTGGACACCGAGGCTGGTGAAAAGTTCATCCCTGTTTTTGAGGGTATGAATAGAAGGGCGATAGGCCGGATGGGTGGTAATTGTAGAGAGGATTTTGCTGAGTTTTATCGGCCTTCAGTTATACTGAACAAGTGGATTAGTCTATGGAACTCTTTTTCTGAATAAAAAATCGGAAAAATAATATATAATAGGGGTAAAGGAGTGGAGGAATTGAGTGAACCAAAATATAAAAGAAAACCAAGCAGAAAAAGTGAACCAAAAAAAATAAGGAGGGAGGGCTACAAAGTGACAAGGTGTGAAATTATAGCGGAGATAGGGATAAATCACCAGGGTGATATGAATATAGCCAAGTCCCTCATAGAGGCTGCCAAGGGCTGTGGCGCTGATGTAGCAAAGTTTCAGTTGTATGATCCCAAGAAGCGCCTCCACCCTTCTGACTTCTCCCCGGAGGATTGGTCGGTCATATTGGAGTCGGAGCTTGATTACTATGACACAAGACTCTTGAGAGTCACCTGCAACCATATGGGTATAGAGTTTATGGCCAGTGCCTTTGATGAGGAACGACTTGGGTGGTTGGAAGAACAGCTGGTGAGGAGACATAAGGTGGCAAGCCGTTCCCTGTATGATTACAGTTATGTGGAGGCAGTGAAGGCTACTGGGAAGCCCTTCTTTGTGTCGTTCGGTATGGTGGATGAGGAGGTGGAGAGGCTGGAAGCGACCATGAGGCGACTAAATGAGGGGGTGGGTCCTGGTGGGTTCTACCCCATGTACTGTGTGTCGGAGTATCCAACACCCATTGAGAGGTTGGACTTGCACAGGAATTCTTTTGACAAGGGTTGGTATGGATTCTCAGATCACACAGTGGGTATCACGGCAGCCTGTGCGGCAATAGTGCTCGGGGCCAGGGCCATCGAGAAGCACTTCACCTATGATAAGGGCGCGGTCGGCCCTGACCACTGCTGTTCTATGGATAGGGAGGAGTTGAAGGCCCTGTGTGAGTTCAGGGATGATTTTTTTAAACTGATGAGATGAATGGATAAAATTAACTTAGAAGGAGGAACAGGAACTATGGCAAAAGCAAGTGATGGAGTGGAAGTGATGCAGGGTTCAATATTTGATAGGGTGGTCGGGAAGAAGGTGGCCATCAGGTTGGCTTGGGGGCGGGAGTCTGGATACATAGTCAAGGAAGTTGATCCCATCTTGCAGTGGATGCTGGTGAAGCAGGGCGACCGGGAGACCTTCCTACCGTTCAGGGAGATCAAGGGCATCGACGTTGAGTAAACATTTTAACACAAGATAGGAAAACAAGATTTATCTGGTACGGTACGGTGAGGTAGGGTTTGGTTAGGTAAGGCTTTTATTAATTTTAACACAAGATAGGAAAACAAGAAAGGAGGGTAGATTATGGGCGGTGGAAGTTGGAGTAATGTGAGTTACTTGTCAAGTACGAGTGTGCGGCGGGCAACAGGGATGGACGACTTTGCCTACACCAAGAGTTACAGGGAAGGTAAGGTGAAAGTGATTCACCCTGACCTCGATCCTAAACTGATGAAGGGTGGGATCAGGGAGAGCAGGGATAGTTCAGAGCACCCCAGTTCCAGGCCGGTGGCCATTATATTTGATGTCACCGGATCGATGGGGACGGTACCTGAGAAGCTGCAGGGTAAACTTACCAAACTTATGGACATCATTGTAGATAAGGCCAAGATGAAAGACCCCCAGGTGTTGGTGGGAGCTGTCGGGGACAGTTATGCAGATCAGTTCCCATTCCAGGTGGGGCAGTTTGAGTCGGACAACAGGTTCGATGAGCAGCTCCGAAACATCATCCTTGAGGGTGGTGGCGGAGGGCAGATGATGGAGTCCTATGGGCTGGCCTATTGGTTTGCGGCCAACCATACTACTACTGACTGCTGGGAGAAGCGGAGACAGAAGGGTTATCTGTTTACTATGGGTGATGAAGCATTTTGGCCTGTGCTGAAGAGGAGTGAGCTGAAGGGGGTCTTCGGGACAGAGGTGGACAGTGACAAACCCGTGGCTGCCCTAGTAAAGGAAGTCTTGAAGCAGTGGGAGGTGTTTCACTTGTTCAGTATGGATGGTGGCTACCCGGACCGGGATGACATCAAGCTGGGGTGGATCAAGCTGCTTGGTGAACGCTTTGTCAAGGTACAGGACTCGGGCCTGGTTTGTGAAATCATAGCTGGCATAGTTTATGGATTGGAAGCTGTGAAGGATGCTGAGGCCGTACTCAAGGACATGGGCATCAAGGGACCCAATAGGGACTCAGTGAGTGCTGCTATTAAACCGGTCATAGATCGCTTCGTGAGGTTTTAGGCCATGTCTGCTACCATTATAGTTGACTTGGGTTTTGGGGACGCGGGGAAGGGCTCACTGGTGGACTTCCTATGTGATAGGCGACGGACTTCAAAGTCTGTGGTGGTTAGGTTCAACGGGGGAGCTCAGGCAGCACACCATGTGGTGACCCCAACAGGGACACACCATGAGTTCGCCCAATTTGGTAGTGGCGCCCTTGTTGGGGCATCCACCCACTTATCAAGGTTTATGGTGGTTGATCCCTTGGCCCTATGGAATGAGGCTCAGCACCTTAAACAATTGGGGCTCAGTGTCCCCTTCAGTAGGCTGACTGTGGATTCAGATGCCCTGGTAGTGACCCCATTTCATATTATGGCCAATAGGGGGCGGGAACTTCAACGGGAATGCCGTGGTGAGTGCCGCCATGGCAGTGTGGGTGTAGGGATAGGCGAGACTGTCTATGACAGCCTGTATTGTCCTGAGATTTCCGTGAGAGTGGCGGACCTTGCGAATATATCAACTCTTCGCTATAAGTTGTCTGAGATACGGGATCTGAAGGTTTCACAATTTGTAGGTTGTATAAATTCTTTTGGTTCCAGCCGTACTCCCACTGCCGTGGCCGAACGGATGTATGAAGTGGCTCGTGACTGGACGATGGTAGGGGGTGGTTACCTCAAGGACCTCGCTATGGATAGCGACCTGATCTTTGAGGGTGCCCAGGGAGTGCTGCTGGATGAATGGTATGGTTTTCATCCCCACACCACATGGAGCACATGTACATTTGAGAATGCTGACATCCTACTGAAAGAGATAGGTTATCAGGGGTCTGTCACAAGGATTGGGGCATTGAGAGCTTACGGAGTAAGGCATGGGCTTGGACCCTTTCCCACTGAGGACGAGGGAATGAAAGGTAGTAACCCCAGTGGATTTCACGAAATCCACAACTCCAGTAACCACCAGTGGCAGGGGAAGTTTCGAGTGGGTTGGTTCGATGAGGTGCTGGCCAAGTATGCCCTTGATGTCTGTGGTGGGGTGGATTTTCTGGCCATCACAAATGTTGATCGGTTCGGGGCTGACTTTGGTAGCCGTTTCGTATGTAATAGCTACAAGAGAGACGGGGGACAACCCATCTATGAACTACGCAAGAACCCCATCAAAGGAGACCTCAGCTATCAGGTGGACTTGACCAATATATTGGGGGAAGTGGTCCCTTCATATAAGAGGTTCCCTGACCGCACAGAGGATTACTTGCGGGAACTGCAGAATGATCTGGGTTACAATGTTGGTATAGTATCGTCAGGCCCTACGAGGGAACACAAGAAGGCTTGGGACTTCCTGTGATTATCCATAGGATAGTGGGGGCGTGGTGGACACCCAAGGTGAATATGTTGATAGTACGATGCGGTCGGTGTGATGCAAGGTTCGGACATAGGGTAGATAGGTGGGGTGTGGTATGCCCAACCTGTCTTAAGCAATGTGGACTGCAGAAGATGAGGGAAGAATATGTCAGACGGAGATGATAAGGGTAAAATAGTGATGATGCAGGGTGGGGGGATGCCTGATGCGATAAAGGAGGCCCTCCGAAAGATGGAGGTGGATCTTCCAGTTTTGATAGCTTATGTAAAGTTAACTGCTGAGCTTCAGAGGGCCAAGTTCATGGCTCTGAAGGAACAGGGCTTCACGGATGGGCAGGCCCTTGAACTCAGCAAGAAGGTTTTTTAAAGGAGGGATGGAAGGATGAAAAAAATAGTAGGTATAGATAAGTTCAATGCCATTAATGAGGTCAGTATCCATGATGTGTTAGACACGGAAGGTTCTAAGTAATCATTGCCAAGAAGGATAATAAAATAATAGGGATGGTTGTGAAAGAAGATCAAGGATTCATCGTCAAATCAGGTCTTTGGTGTGGGGCTACAGGCCACCATCCGAGCTTACTGGAGTGTCTGCAATCCTGTATTGAGCTGGGTTATGAGTTTTACTTGGAAAGTCAAAGTTAAGGAGAGTGAGTCATGAAAGGAAAAATCAAACCTGTGGAAGTGGATCTAAAGACGTTCAAACCCTTCGTACTTGAGTTGACGGTGGAAAGTGTGGGGGAAGCACGACTATTGTTCCACTGTTTCAATCGGTTGGATCTGTTGGAGGTATTGCGACAATCGGGTGGGCCGAATACAGAACTCAGGTATAGTTTTAAGAGGTTCTCCGGTGAGATCGCTATGATGTTCACAGGGACAGTTTATAGTGAAATATCCAGGGAGTTGGTAGGGCAAGGTTTGGTGGTGTAATCATGCTTGACTTTCTATTCATAACTACACCTACCAACGCTCGCAATCCACACCCACCTTACTACTTCATGTACCTGGCTGCGTATCTGCGCAATAAGGGGCTCAGAGTCAAGATTATAGATCCGAAGGGAGGTGACAGACCACATGACATCGAAGGGCATTATAGGGAGATTGGGGTGGCTCTCCGGCAGGACGAAAATCGGTCGGTGTTTATCGGGGTGGCTGCTTTTCATAGTGATTATGCTGCCATTATTCGTCTTGGAGGGCTCATTAAAAGCATACAACCGGGCACCACATTGTTGGTTGGCAACGCTCACGCGACGATTGACCCGAAAGATTTCATCTATGCGGAAAGCCCCTTTGGCGTGGCCATATTAGGGGAGGGAGAGGAGACATGTTGGGAGTTATGGAATCAGAGGGTGGCTGTCCTTGACGATTATGATTGGCCCCTTGGAAAAGTTAGGGGCATTGCCTACATGTCCTACGCTATCAAGGGAGGGGAGTATGTCAGAACAGAACCAAGACCGTTTATGGATTTGGATAACTTGCCTATGCCTGCTTATGACTTGGTGGATCTTAATTTTTATTTGAAGCCTCAGAAGCTAATAATAAGACGAATTTACACGAGTATGATGTGCGTGTTCGCAGGTCGTGGTTGTCCGTTCGACTGCTCGTTCTGTGCCGCGAATGTAGTGTGGAAAGCCAATAAGGGCAAGGCAGCAAGACTGAGGCCCGTTACGAGTGTCATAGCTGAGATAGCCCACCTGAGGTACAACTACAACATAGATTTTTTCTACCTCTTTGATGATATGTTTGGTATGAGTAAGAAGTGGATGGTGGAGTGGTTTGAAAAGAAGTCGAGAATTGAGATCGCCACCCATAGCAGGGGGGTGATCCCATATGCTTGCCAAACCAGGGCCGACGTGGCCACTGAAGAGATGGTCAGGGGATTAAAGGAGACGGGCTGTGTGCAATTGGATATAGGAGTGGAGACCGGGGCACAGCGACTTCTGGACCGGATGAACAAAGGCATTACGCTACAACAGGTGAGACAGGTGACCGAGTGGTGCCGGAAGTATGGGCTCCGGTCGTTTTTTACTATGCTCCTCAACCTGCCTACCGAGACCGAAGAGGACTTGAAAGCAACCTACAAGTTGCTGGAGGAGCTGAAGCCTTCGGCCGGGGTAATCTTCGGGGTTACCACCCCTTACCCTGGCACCAAAATTTACGACGAGTTCTGCCACCCAAGACTCCGCCCCGAAGACTACTCCCTCCTGATAAATAATCGGTTGAATCCATCAGACAGGCGATTCCACATGGCGATCCATGACTGTGATCTGTGGGGGCTGCTTGATCGTTGGAACTTGCATTTTAAGGTCAATCCTTTCTTTGAGAGGATGTGGTGTTTGAAGCCATTCCAGGGCCTGTATTGGAAGGCGGTATTTAGGTCAAGGAGGTTTGGACAGTATATGATCTGCTGGATGATGGATCTGGTCAAGACGCCCCTACTGTGCATTGCTCACAAGTTCAAAATTTACAGGTTCCTCAAGAAGCTCCAGTATGGGGATAAGTGGAAGTAGCTATGCCAATGCCTAAAAGTAGCACAAAAATAGGAATTATGGGGCAACCAATAAATATTATATTCGATGGTCCACCAGGTTCCTATGCAGGAAGATTTGTAGAAGTCGAGACAGACGACGGTAAATCAATTAATGTCGGGGAATGGATCGAGAGAAAAGATGGTTTCTGGGCCTTGCGTATAACAGAATTGCCCTGAACTGAGGAGGGGGAATGAATAGGCAACAACAACAGAACAAGACACTACAAAAGGAAGCTAATAGAATTCTTGTCTCGTTTTGTACAAATCCTAATGTAAGACATAGAGCTACCATAAAAGTGACAAAAATATTGCTCCTAAATGGTCCTTATGCAATGCAAGGGGTATACCGAGATATAAGGTCAAAGTCCTTGGGTGCAGGGGTTTGTGAACTGTACACAGCCGAGGTAGTGGAATGAAGAATCGGAAATGTCCTGTGTGTGGTAGTATTGATATGAGAGAAGCAACAGAATTTAATCGGTCACGATGTCGTATTCAATATCTAATAAATAGTAGTCTGTTTTGTTATGATTGTCAAAGCGTGGCTATAAAACAGATATTAGCTAATCCAGTAAAGAGCTGTGATAATTGTTCTTTTTATAATTCTATGTGTGCAGCAAATTTTTAAGGGAGGGGAGGAAAGATGAAAAGCAAAGATAACAAGAAGCCACAATGGGAGTATGGTCACCGGAGGGAAATCGGTAAAGATGGAAAACCTACGGGACGAACCATCAGTTATCGGTGTGACCAAAAAACTGGGAAAGTTGAAGAAGAAATTCATACACAGTTTCAGTCTAATTAGTTAGTATTGAGGTAGAGAAATGAGCCTGTATTGGATAATAGTGAGGAGAGCAATAAGGCCTAATCGGAATTGGGCCTGGTTTTGGATGATGTGCGTAGTCATTATGTTTATGAGTGCTAAAAAACACCATGGGAGGTGGAAATCGTATCATCTTCCAGGGAGCAGAAGACTACGAAACAAGAATATTGTAGTTGGCATAAGGAATTTTATCAATGTGAAGAAGTATCATGATGCCGAGGTGAGGGAATGAGTTGTTCAATTAAGGATCATAAAATAAAAGCAGATTTAATGGATAGAGCTTTATCCTGTGGGATAGAGCATACAGCATTCTATATATGAGGGGATTGTGGAGAAGAAAATACATGATCTCAGAAGGTGGTCATAAGGCATTTAAGGAGCAAGAAATAAACAAAAATAATTGGTGCAGTCTGTATAAAAACAGAAAAGGCTAATGCCGAGGTGGTAGAAATAGTGGGATGTTATGATTGTGGTCTTTCTTATGATGATCCAGGTTGGATTGAAGCTATAATTCCTGACAGGGTATGGAATGATATTTCTCCAACAGGGGATGGGAGCGGACTCCTTTGCATTATTTGCATAGCAAGAAGACTTGTAGAGCGGGGTTATAAGAGAGTGCCAGTCTGGTTATGTGGAATCGAACCATTACGACCAGCTGGAGGAGATCCAAGTAATGATGAATCCAGTTTTTTTCTGCTAAGAAATTGGGAACCGACAAAAACTACTAAACATGCCGAGGTGGGGGAATGAGACAATCAAACGGTTTTGAGAGGATAAAAGCAAGAATGAATGAATATCTTGACAATGTCAGTGAGGAACAGCTCAGGATTGATCTGGGAAAAGTCGGATATAAAAAACCTATAGTGGAGGGAATAATGAATAGAGAACACCTCATGTCCCGCTGGGACGCCTGGCGGAAATACATCGCTGAGGGTGGCAAAGGGAGCTGGCCCCGGGACGAGTTTGAAATGCTGCTGGATTACTTTATGGAACCTAACACTAAAAACCGATGCAGTTTGTGTCATGGTACTGGTGAAATAATACCGAGTCTTGATGTTGAGGAATACTATAAGGATTGCAAAGATTGCCCGCATGGAGGGGAATGATGGAAAACGCACCCAATATTTTTAAACTTGAAAGTTTTCACAGTCAAATTCTACATGGTAATGTCTTATCTGAAATATCACCAGGAAGATGGATTCCTGCACGGCCATTAGGCTATTTTTCGATCAAGCATCGAATTAAATGTGCATGGATAGCATTTACAGGGAGAGGTGATATTATCTTATGGCCTCAATCAAATTGTCCGCATGGAGAGGAATGGTGAATGTGAGGATTGTAAAATCTATGCCGAGGTGGTGGAATAATAGACACTTAGTTATGCGTAAGGTAGATACTGTCCACGCCCGACGGGGTTCCGAGCAGGTTAAGTGGAGGTCGCCTAATGCTACCGTGCAGGTTCAAGTCCTGCCCTCGGCAACAAAAATAAAGGAAAAGGCAGTAGGAGAAATATTCAAAATGACTGAAGGAACCAAATCATATCTAATAGGCTGTCATCAATTTTTACTTCATCCGCTATGGGTATTATTGGCATGGCGGCTAGAATATAAATCATGGCCGAAATGGTGGGAATTGATCTGCATATTCCTGCATGACTGTGGAGTATGCGGAAGGCAATACCTGTCTGATGATAAAGCCAAGATAGGACATTGGGAGAAAGGTGCTGATTTATCTTTTAAAGTTGTATGGCATTTGGGTCAGCATCGCAGATCGTATCTTGCTTATAGATCCCATGACTTAGTCGCAGGTCACTGTCCAGAAGAATCAGGATATTGTGAAAGCAGGTTATCAAGGGCAGATAAACGTTCATGGCTTGTTGTCCCTATGTGGTGGAAGTGGTGCAATTATTGGGTTGAGTGGAGTGGCAAAGGTATTGGTGTCACTCCTCCGCCTATTTGGACAGAGCTTGTAAAAGAAAATCTAAAAAGGACAAAACCATTAGGAAACCATGAGCTTTATTTGAAAAACAGAAAATATTTTCAGGAGGAAACATGAACTGCAAAAGAAAAACAATCCCCAAAGAGTGCGTCGAAACCATTCTCTCTGAAAAGTCACCATTCTATCTGGACCCTGTTCAGATGTGTGTGGGGTGCAGAAATGAGGAAAAACCAACACGACGATCAGACTGCCCTCACTGCGGATCAATGAGGATTCCAAATGTTTCTATTACATGGGCATGTCCTGAATGCGGCAATGAGCGACAGCCCCGCTGGAGGATACGATGATTCAGGGAAAATTGGATAAGGAGTGTGGCTAACCATTTTCATAATTTTGATCGTGGCCTACGTTGTCATTAGGCTGAGGGGGGAGATGTGAAACCAATAATCGTAACTCTTTGTGGAAGTACAAAATTCAAAGATGAATTTGTAAAGCAAAATTCTAGAGAAACTTTGTCAGGTAAGATTGTCTTGTCAATTGGATGTAATATGAAGTCTGACGATGAGGGTTTTTCAGATATGACACCTGCTGAGTTTTATGAAGTAAAAAAGAATTTGGATGAGCTTCATAAGCGAAAAATTGACATATCAGATGAGGTTTTGATCCTTAATGTTGGAGGGTATATTGGAGAAAGTACCAGAAGCGAATTAGAATATGCAATATCCAAAGGCAAAAAAATTAGATGGTTGGAAACAGATAATAAGTAATGATTAAGGATGGAGGTGTGAGTTGAAAGTTGATTTTGATAATCTTGTTGATGGGAGTAATGAGTATTTCTCTTGTTCACAGGCCGAATGGACGGTAATATCAAGGCATCCCTTAATCAAGCACTCTTTGTGGGAACGATTTAAGGCGTGGATGGAATATACATTTAGGGGGGAGATGTGAGCGGGGAATTCAAATTGAGGTTGGCAAAGGAATTGAACACCTATTATGGGGAAACACGTATGCCTCCAGATGTGGTGGGGTGGGATGATCTGCCCTTTCATAGGAAGTTGACGTTCATATCAGAGGCAGAGAGGGTGATACTGGTATGGGAGAGGGCTAAAGGAGGTGGAGTCAATGGGGATGTTAAAGGGACTGAGGACCAGGATTAGGGACTGGCTTGAATCACTCCCGATAATTCAGGTCAATGCCAAGCAGGTGGTTTATCAGGGGCCGGATAGGAATGATTGTGAGAGGTGTGGTCAGGAAGGGGCAACCCAATTAATGTTGACTGATTCTTACCCTGCCTACCTGTGTGCCCCGTGCAGGCGGGATTTTCAGGAGTTTGCCATGTCCATGGCTGATTATAAGGCATTCTGTGCTACGAAGTATCTCCTGACCAATCAGGGTCTGGATATGGAGGAGAGGGGGGAGCTGTGGGGGTTGGCCTACGATATGCAGAGGGCCATGGGAGAGTCAGTGATTTCTTGGATGAAGAAAAAGGTAGATTGAGATCTTTTTTCAGATAAAAAATCAGGAAAATATTATATAATAGGGATAAAGGAAAGGAAATTTTAATAGGGATGGGTGAAATAGGAGGACTAATGATAGATGTAATAAGAAGGAATATAGCACAGAGTGTAATGGAAATGTATGATAGTCTTCATCAGGCTATACAAGCAGCTGGAGGATCTGGGGAGGGCTTTTCAGCAAAGGAGCTTAAGGATATGAGGGTCTCCCAGCTCATTGGGGACCTGGCCAACAATGGGATACGATTCTATTGGGATAATCCAAAGAAGGTGGATGATGAATATGTTTGAGAGGTTTGTGGTAGGGATAGCTGCAATGGTGGTAGCCCTTGCTGTGGCACTTGTGGCACTGACACTGGTGGTGAATGTGAATAGTAACAGAATAATCTCCCTGCAGGATAGGGTGTCCAATTTGGAGGTGCGATTGGCTGACTCAAATGTGGCACTGAAACTATCAGCGTTGAAAGTACGGTTCTTAGAAGCCAACATCCGTGCTCTCAGGGCCAATTGGAACAGGAAGGTAACAGTTACTGCCTATACCCCATGTACAGAGGAAACCGACCAAGACCCTACCATTACAGCCAGCATGAGGGGAGTACGGCTCGGGACCGTGGCCGTCAGTAGGGATTTATTTGACGCTGGGTGGACTTTCGGGATGAGGGTCTACATCAACGGCCATGGTGTGTTCATGATAAATGACCTCATGAACAGTAGGCACAAGAACAGGGTGGATATATTTATGTGGAAGAAGGAACGGGCCAAGCGGTTTGGGAGTAAGGTGGTTAAGGTTGTCCTACTGCGGAATACTCGAACATAAGAGGAAATTGGGCATGTTAAAAATGGTAGGTTTTATAGATGATATATCGAAGGTGTTTTATGTACGAGGGAAGAGTGGACCAGTAAAATTTTCTTACCTGGTATCCCATCATGTGGATGATCCTTTTAGGCCGGGCCTTTCATGGGAAGTAAAACGTCTCTTGTATGAAGAGGAGCGGGGTATTGTGGAATGTTTGGGGAAGTGAATATGTCATCAACAACCCAACAGCAGATGGTCGTGAGTGTGGAATCGATCATCAACTTCACAGAGGAGCTGCTCCACAAGGCCATCAATGATATGCTGGGCTACCCACCGAATAGCGATATTCACACGGAAGCCCGACAGTGGATTTATGAGGATGATGGGGAGGACCCTACCAGTTTCAACACTGTATGTGGGGTTCTGACCCTTTCCAAAGAGATGGTTCGCTATGTGCTGAATGATCAGCGGGACAGGGGCAAGCGGAGAATGTTGGAGGTGGAGTATGGTAGGTTCCTTGATATGTGTAGGCAATGAAGAAGATAAACCTATTTAACTTCAGCTTTGAATATTGGAGAGGCTACCACACTCTCCTTTTAGAGGTGTGTCTTGTTGAGTATGGGGATTGTCATGAGACTTCTCTATTTAGTTTTGGTTGGTACCAAGGGGCCTTTTGCTTTGATTTACTTTTTGTTGGGGGAGTAAAGAGGATAATAAAGGATTATCTGGAGGGTAGAAAATAAAAAGGGGGAGGAGGGTTTATTATGGGTGAGCTTAAAAAATGTCCAGAGTGTGGAGTAGCTCCTGGAGCTAAACATCAAGAAGGTTGCGATATTGAGAGGTGTTCTTATTGCGGAGGGCAAAGATTGCAATGTGATTGTGATGGTCACGATAGGAGCTTTTCTCGCTGGACGGGAATCTGGCCAGGATCAGCAGAAGCGGCTTATTTGGGGATTAATTTGAGTACTTTACTCATAATATATAGTGGTGTTCTTTTTGTGAAACCACAAAATAAGGAGGGGTGAAGGGTGAAATTAATAAAGAAGGATGTTTTCAGGGTGGAACTGGGGGATGGAGAAGAGGGGACCTTGGAAACTATTAGCAAAGTGGTGAGTAGGGTATACCCGGAAGCTATCAACGTATGGGTTAATCTTACGGTCGAAGGCTATGAGGTGGTGGTGGAAAATCAGGTTTTGGAAACATAACCCAATGACAGAAAGGGGAGGATGTGATGAGGGAAAAACTGGGGGAGAGAGACCTGCCGGAGGAAGTGGTGGTAAGAAATTATGTACTAAATGATCATATAACGGGGCTGCCCCGTATCTGCGTTACGGTGGGTGCCAGGGATGGTGTCGCCTGTAGGGGCCTTGCCATATGCAGCCTATCAGAGGCCCAGATTGAGGTGGGATTCGTGGAGAATTACGGTTTTAAAAAGTCCCGTAGGAGGATGCTCAGGGCGATGAACTCCGGACTCAATGATCAGCCCATAAAGAGGGAGGAGGCCTGGAAGGTGATCAAGACTACCGCCCTTTATAAAAGGTATAAAATACAGTCTAAGGAATTCTTCAGCTATAAGAGTGCTTATGATGTGGAGCTTACTGTAGATGAGGAAAAGAGCATTAAATAAACGGTAAACAGCGTGAGCGGGTGGGGTACCGGACCTGCCCTGCGTTTTCCCTCCTGTTTTCGTAGGGTCAGTTGTGACCCTGCCCGCTCACATTTTAAGGGACAACAGAAATTTTTAGGTTGAGGTGAAGAAATGAGTCATGCAGAAAGGTGCCCAGTTTGTAATGGATCTGGCAAAGTAAAGACTGGTGATTTGTATTCTACTATTGGTTTATATGAATTTCTTCCTTGCCATGGATGTGGTGGTTGTGGTTGGGTGACTGTCCAAGATCAATTTTATTCTTCTTGCACTTGTCATTTAAAAGGGAGAACCACAGGAACTGAGATATGTCTAGTTCATGGTTAAGTAATGGATCTTTAATTTTAAGGAGGAATATTGAAATGGCAAGATTCATAGTTGCAGCACTGATGGTGGGGAGCATATTCATAGCCCTGACCATCAACCCATTGTTTTTTGTCGCTACCATAGGGCTTGGGGTTCTACTTGGGGGCATGAGTCCAGCAGACTTGAGATCGGATGGCAAGCGGAAGTCAGGTGGCATATTGGGCTCACTCATAGACAGGGTGGAAATAGATGCTACCATGAAGGACTGTCCTTACTGTGGTAGTAAGGTGTTCAAGAAGGCAGTGAAGTGTCAGCACTGCCATGAGGACTTGAGGATCAAGTTTCATCTGTCAGGAGTTTCGATGTAAGAAGGAGGGATTATGGAGCAACAAACTTTTCATGGTTACAATATTGCAGTAGGGAGTGATGGGGCAGCCCTGTTCAATCGGCTGGACAGGATGTACCAGCTGGAAGCTCAGAAGGACAAGGTGGTAGATTTCTTGCCCATAATAAGGTGTGGTTCTAAGGAGGATATTGAAGTGTTGGAGAAGTGGATGGAGTTCTTCAAGGGTAAAGGGGTTCCCTATGTGGTAGTGGACAAGAAGGGGTTGCTACGACTTTACAAGGAAAATTACACTGAGGAGGAACTATGGCCGGAAAGGGTAGTGGGATAATAAAGAAGGGAGCACCGGAGACAGCCAAGGGCAGGGATCTGCTTCCACTACCCCCAACAGCTGGGGTGGGGGATAGCGTCAAGGGACGCAAGGAGGGCCGTTATTGGGAGGGAACAGGACGACCCCCAGTTGAGGAGGCCATGACCCTGACCCAGGAAATGCTGAGCTTCGCTGAGTATTTGAGCAAGGGTTTCACAGTGGATGAGACGGCTGAGGCCATGGGCATTCCAATGGAGAAGGCCATCCGTCTGGGCAATGCCAGGATAGTTCGGCAGAGGGCAGCCTTGCTACTCAACGAGAGATCCCAGATGTGGGATTCCCTAACAGATGAGATGTTGACCAACTTGTACCATACCATGAATAAGCTCATCAACGCGGAGAAGATCGACTGGAAGAGCGCCCAATGGCTACTTGAGCGACTGGAGGATCAGAAGGGACGTAAGCCAGCTCCACCCCAACAGGTCCCCCCAACAGCAGGGAGTGGTAAGGGAGATGGGGTGGATGGTGGGTTGGAACAGGATGGGGAGAGCCTGTTTGATTACGGTCCAGGGATAGAGGAGGGAGAGTAATGAGAGAACTCAGGGTAGGTGATTTGGTGGTATCTACTGATTTGGGCCGATTCGATGAGGATTTGATGATCGTGACGAAGGCAAGGATCTACGCATTGGAATGGGGTTGGGAACCTGATGAGGATGATCGTGGAATGACCCCGGCAGAACCCCCCTTCAAACGGGGAGACATTGTCAGGGTGGTATCAAAGTCGTTGGGTATGGGTTGGTCAGCCTATGTGAGGGTTCAACAGGGTAGGGGAAACGACCCCTATATTGGCAGGGTGAGCAGGATCGTCGGAGATGAAGTGAAGTTGGGTAACCTCAAGCCTGATGGCTCAGGGGGGAGTGGTACTGCGAATGGCCCTACTGACGACTGGGCTTGGACATTCAGGGTGGGTGACCTCCGTCCTCAGGTAGAGGCCCCATTGGTGGATGGGGGAGAATTAGCCAGGGGCCTTGAGCGGTCAATAGCAGCAGATCCTGCAGTAGTGACAGGGTGGCCTGATTCTGCCATGGGGTGGTTGGGGACCACTGGGGTTGTCTACAGTAGTGGGGGAGGACCCTCAGCTGTGGTGGTGGGCACTGGGGAGGGTCAGCAGTCATCCCCACAGCCCGGCACCACGGGGGGGCAGCAATCAAGGGCAGCTGGGAGTTTTGCCCAATGGATCACGGGGGATCTGATGTTGGCTTGGGACCCAGCAGGCGGGGGCCACCTCACACTGGTGGCTGATACGCAGACGGTGGTGTTGACGGTGGGAGCCCTCAAACAGTTGGTGGCAGGCAGGGTGTTGGTGGCAGACAGTCACAGTGGGGAAAGGTACGTAGAAATATGAGGGGGAGTGTACATTTGGGATTGAATGGAATCAACAAGGGATTGAATGGGAGTGAATGGAATCAACAAGGAATCTAAAAAGGTCAGCACACCCAACCCAGAAGGGACGGGGTAAAGGGAGGTAGGAGATGGAGAGGGTTATAGAGTTGAGTGGTCAGGTGACAGGGATCTCCGGGCGGGAAGACCTGAGGTGGTCACAATACTGGAGAACACCGGGCTCTGTTACGCAGCTGGGATTGAGGAGGGGCTCAGACAGGACGGGAGTATATAGAGTATATAGCAGGGGGGGATATTAAGGTGGAGTTTCAGGGGGGAGGGATAGTAGGGGTGATAGGACTTGGAGGGGTAGTGGGTAGGAGATGGAGTGGGAGGGTGAAACTCTACATCAACCAGCCGACCCCAACCCCACCTCAAACCCACTATACTCACCCCTCTTGGGCCTTCTGGATAGGTATAGTGGGGGGAGGGGAAACCCCCACTTATGAATGATCTGACTATGTGGAAGAGGGGGGAACATGAACCAACTAAAACAGGACATTGATGATCTAAAGGCTGCTGGGCACATAGCAATCGCCCAACAATATATGAGAATGGCCAGGTGTCTAAAAAGATTACAACGATTTGCAGAGGAACGCGAGAGATACTACGTATACATGGTGACTGTGGCAGAGCAAGCTGAAAGGGCACTGGGGAGGTTTAGGGGATGACAATTTATGAAGAGATCGCAAGTGACGTGGGGGAGTTGTTGGACATCCAAAGGCGATGCTGTGACTGGGAAGAGAGGTTATTCCATGAGAGGTTTGTACCCACAGTCCAGCAGGAGGGGGAGTTTGCCCAGTGGGAACGACGATTCGCTGAACTGAAGAGGAGGTACAGACTGGGATAGTACACTGGCTGGATGTTAGTCATTGGGTGACCCTGGTGGGGGGAGTAAGGGAGAAGGGGTTGTCCGGATGACCATCGTGGGGGAGGGGGGAGAGCATTTGAATCTTTTGGGTTTTGGATTTGGGTGGGGTGGGGGTCTCAAACATAACCAACCTCCACCTCAACCCTCCTTTTTAAGGGCAACCCATTTTTTTTCCAATATCATATGGAGCCCCCTTTTTAAATGGTATGGACTCAGCAACCAGGACACAGGGGAAAGACTTCCTCCATGTTGCCCCCCATTCTGTATCCAGTATTACCCCCCTCTGTCGTCGTAGGGCCATGTGTCCCCATTCCTGAATTTTTTTTGGATATTTTTTTTGGAGGTCCTTTAAGTGAATGGATAAACTTGTCAGCATCATAATCCCCACCTACAATCGGGCTCCACAATTGAGACGGGCCCTGGAGTCCATCACCCGACAGCAGGAATTCCCCCCGGAGGAGGTGGAAGTCATCGTGGTGGACGACTGCTCCACAGACGGAACCTGGGACTCCCTAATCAGCGGGTGGGTGATCCCCCAAAGGCTACCCGGTCTACGCATCACCCATACCCACCGACAGTCCGGCTCCCCGGTGATCCCCCGCAATATAGGCTGTCGCATGGCTCGGGGAGAGTACCTGGCCACCCTGGATTCAGATGACACTTGGGACTCCCGAAAGCTCACCATCCAACTCCAGTGGATGGACATTACCGGGGCAGCCATCAGTTATACCGATGCTCACATCCACTACCCTGATGGTCGGAGGGAGCTGTGGTCAAAGACCTCCACATGCCACTCGGGGCGGGTATTCCCATACCTGATCAGGAAGAATTTTATGCCCACTTCCACAGTGGTAATACGCAGGGACATATGGGAACAGTATGGGCCAATGGACATCTCTCTGGACGTAAGTCATGATTGGGACCTGTGGCTAAAGGTGGCCCATGAATATGAGGTGCATTTCATCGATGCACCCCTGTGTACACTCTACCTCCTGGAGGGTAGTGTCATAAGTCAGATCCACAGGCGACGAGTGGAGAGTCGCCAGGTGGTTCAGAAGTGGATGCCCCACGTTGATGGGATGTGGTACAGGAAGGTGTTGCTGTACTATTACCTGATGGAGGTATTTGATATATTACCCCGTAGTTGGCAGCAGTGGCTCAGGGATCGTTGGTACAACCAGGCGAGATTTTTAAAATAAGTGGAGGAGGTAATGGATTGACGACCAAGCGTTTTACGGAGTTGGAAGCAGAAGAGCGGAAGACTATGATGGATGGGGCGGAGGATGAGACCTGGCGGATGGGTCTGGGGGATGAGTGTGGAAATGCCGAAAGTACCACCAGTCGTAGGGGGCAGCAGGTGCCTGCAGGGTTTGGGTTGTGCTCGGGATGTAAGCACATGCAGTTCGCTTCCACCAGATATGGGTTGACCGTCTGGGCCAAGTGTAGCGAGTATGACGTCCCCCTGCAGGAAGGGCTGGAAGTGGCCCGGTGCACCTCCCATGTCAGGGTGGGATCGATGCCCCTGGACATGATGTTACGAATGGCCTACATAATAGATCCGGGCAAGAAGGGGACAGCAGGATTCAATCCGGAAGGGGATAGCTGATGGGGATGAGTAAGGACGAGTTTATGTCGGCGGGGTTTGCCCCGTGGTTGTTGCAGAAGCGTCGGGTCAAGGGGTGGGCTTGGGTGTTAGTGCAGATTATTGAACACTACATACGCAAGCAGACTATCCCGGACAACCTCTTTGAGAAGCCGGAGGTCCTCGGTCATGTGGCCCGCTTTGAGTTTACTACTGAGAAACTGGAGCGGGGATTTACCCCCAAACAGCGTCACAAACTTGGGATCAATAAGCGACTGTTTGGATGTCTGCTGAAGCATGGGATCGGGGATGAACATGTGCTCCATTGGTATATCCGTTATTACCTTGGCAAGAGTATACCGAAGATTCCCACCTGTGAACTACACAACCCGGAGGTCTCACAGTTTGATTATCCCCATTGTGCCCCGTTTGATTATGTCAAGGACATGTTTTTTGAAAGGGAACGTACCACCATAGCCTTCGCCAACCGCACAGGGGGTAAGACCACTAATGTGGCCATCTTGAATCATCTGGACATGGCCTTCAAGAAGGACTGTGAGGTAGCTTCTGCGGGCTCCATCATTAAGCAGGCAGACAAGGTGTATAAGTATTTTATGGAGTTCCACAAGAACAGCCCTGAAGTGAAGGGTCTCTATTCCAAGGTACCCACCAAGAGCAAGACCGAATACACCACCGGGGCGGAATTGGAAGTTATCACAGGCAGCATGAACGGTCTGAACTCTCCCCACCCCCAGAAGGCTCGGGTGGACGAGGTGGAACTGATGTCATGGGATGTCTTGCAGGAAGCCTTCAGCATGTCCCTAAGCAAGGGGGATATCGCAGGACAGCTTACACTATTGTCAACACGTAAATATGACAATGGTACTTTCCAGAGGCTTCTGAGTGAGTCGGCAGAGCGGGGAATGAAGGTATACTGCTGGTGCATTTATGAAGTGCTTGAGAAGTGCACCCGCAAGTGCCATGGCGACTCCCATTATGGGGATTGCCTAATATATGACAAGTGCAAGGGTATGGCTCATAATTGCATTGGATTTTACAAAGTAGATGACTTGATCGACAAGGCCCGTACTCTGAACAAGGATGTGTGGGAATCCCAGTGGCTCAACCGCAGGCCCAGCCAGGAGGCTCTAGTTTATGGAGGCTACTGGAACAGGGAGCTTCATTACTTGCCTACCGGGTCGGAGCCAGAGCTTGGAACTAACTCTCTGATCATCTCAGCGATAGATTTTGGCTCTTCCCCTGGGCACCCCTTCGTGTACAAGAAGGCTTGGGTGGACTTTGGGGATTTCTACCGAGCTACGGAAGAGGCGAAGCCTGGGCAGACTGAGATACATTACAAACTGAAGTTCTGGTTCTTCTATGAGTATAGGGCTGCGTCAGGTACCCTTGCCCAACACACAGCAGTTATAAAAGCTTCCCCTCACTATGTGCCTGGGGAGGTAATATTTGCTGACCCATCTTCCAAGCAGTCACGAGTGGATCTGGCTGAAATTTACAACTTGGACACCCACGGGGCGGTGAATGCAGTGGAAGATGGGATAGACCTTGTGCGAAACCACCTGGAGTCTTATGTTGACTATACTGACTCGGCTAAGGTGAAGAGTTGGCTCTATCTGATAGATGGATATTTGGATTCCCCCAACGGCCTCATGGGCAGTGATGCGGAGTTTGAGCGATACAGGTACCCGAGGGGTATGGATGGCAAGCCCATCCGCCGCAGCCCCCTCGCTGTAGATGACCATGGGATGGACTGCATACGATATGTGGTACAGAGTGCTTACAAATTCATTCCTATGATAGCCACCCCGATTACGGAGGTGGTTGATGAGCCAGGCTATTGGTTTTCGTAAGTTCATTTTTTAAAAAATGATTCCCTTTATTATAATAAAGGTGGTTCAATTTATATGTGAGGGCATAGAGGAGGATTGACTCAATATGGGAATATTTAAAAATTTGCAGCTGAAGGCTTCTCTCAAGGGAGAGCAACTGAAGCTTGAAATAGAGCAGACTAAGGTGCTGTCCCAGTACTTTGGCAAGGAGGCACAGAGGTTTGTCCCTGCACCCGACGCGGAGGATAGCGGTTGGCTACTTACAGGTCAGGGCTATGGTGGGGATGGAGGGACTTCCCCAGAGAGTCTCGTGCTTACTCAGATCAATCATCAGAGGATGTTGGATAGGGCTTGGGGGTTCTATAAAAGCAATCTGTTTGGTCGGGCAATAGTACGAAATCTCGCCAAGTTTGTCCTTGGCAAGGGTCCGACACTCAAGTCGTTGTCCGAGAACAAGCTGATTGGGGATTACTGGAAGTCCTTCTGCATCAGGAACAGGTGGAGTCTGCGGGAGAAGGAAATGGTGATGCGGTCATTCAGGGATGGGGAGGTATTTCTGAGGAAGTTCATGGATGAGTCAACAGGGGACATTGATTTGCGTTTCCTGAGGGCCCATAATATAAAGAACCCAACTTCTGATAGGCAAGTGAATCCCGATGAAAAGGTGACCTTTGGTATAGGTACCAACCCTGACGACATTGAGGATGTGAAGACGTATTACTTTTGTGGGATGGACGGGAATCTCATTGAGAAGATCCCTGCCGATCAGGTTATTCATATAAAGATACTTGTGGACAGTGATATGAAGCGGGGTCTTTCCATATACTACCACGCAATGCCCATGATAACCAAATATACTGACTGGCTTGATGATCGAATTGCTCTCAACAAGGTACGGTCAGCAATAGCCCTGATTCGCACGGTGGATGGCACAAGTGGTGCGGTTTCCAATTTGAGGGAGAGTCAACGTACTGAGCACAAAGATGCGGACAAGGCCAAGTTTAAGATGCCCCAGAGGGCAACTGTCCTGACGGCCAGCCAGGGTATAAGTTATCAGATGATCAGTCCCAACATTCATGCCCAGGACGTTAAAGACGACGGTCGGTCAATGCTCCTGGCTGTGGCCGCAGGGGTAGGTTTTCCAGAGATGTTCCTGACTGCGGATTTCAGCAACGCCAATTACAGCTCAAGCATGGTAGCTCAGAACCCCTTCGTTAGGGAGATCGAAGATTGGCAGGACTTCTTTGAGTTCTTCTACGCAGACATCTTCCGAGGGATGGTGCGTGGACACAAGGAGTTTGGGGACAAGAAGATCCCTGAAGGGGAGAGTGAGGAGTGCTCGGTGGAGTGGCCCCCACTCATCCTGGCAGACATAGAGAAGAACAACAAGGCGCGGGAGATCCAGTTCCGTAGCAAGGTGTTGAGTCGTAAGACCTGGCAGATGAAGGAGGGACTCGATCCCGATGAGGAAAAGAGAAACCTGGAGCTGGAAAAGGGTGACGATATATATGCCACACCTTTTGCCATGCCAGCTGCCCCGGTGAATCAGTTTGGCAGCGAATATGAGGAGGAAGAGGAGTTCTGATGGGCAAGGCAAAGGCGAACAGCAAAGCGGGCAAGGACAAAGCCAAGTGTGAGCGTTACCGTAAGGAAGGTAACCGTGAGGCTAACAAACAACGTCGTATAGAGAAGGAAGCTCGTCGTCAGGAACGATTGAAGGGGAGGAAGCTCAAGATCGATGAAAGAAAAAAGTTGCAGTCACAAGGATCACAAGGGTAGGAGGCTCCTGCCGGTGACACAGTTCTCTCACCACCCCCAAACTCGGGATGGTTACCAGTCCATCTGTAGGGCCTGTAACCTGAGGCTGGTTATCGCCAGGGAACGTCGCATCGCGGCCCAACGCAGGAAGGAACGCAATGAGGTTCACAATCCTTTAGTTCCTTATAAGCCCAAGTTCATGCCCAAACACGACTACAAGGACCCCATCCGTAGGGATGTTCCCTTTGAGGATTTGCTGAAGTGAAAACAATCAACGAAGAATTCCGAGACCTTCTTCTCAAGAAGTCTCATTACACATATCGTTTCGAGAATGGAACAGCCAACCAGCTTGTTTCCCATTACACTAAGGCGAAGGTTGTAATCCAAGAGAAGATGAAGGCCCTCATAGACACGGGTCAGGGTTTCACTCAGGAGTATCGTATTGGAGTGCTTCAAGATAAGTTGCGTGAAATTGAGACTGTGCTCAACAACGCCACTGGTGACGCCATCACCGGACTTTCCAGCCAGCTACAGCAGTTCTCCATGTCTGAGTCGGTTTACTATCAGGCCATGCTCGGTGGTAAACTCGGACAGATAGGAGTAGACATCAGTCGCATTCCCTTTGAGCAGGTGAATCAGATGGTAATGACCCCACTGGGTGGGGCCGATTGGGCTGAGCGGATGAGGGAGAACTACCGGGGCACCGTGTTCAATATGAAGCAGGAACTGACCCAGTCCGTGATACTTGGGGAGGACATGGCCAAAGCCAGTCGAAGGATTTTTGGGGTGGGGGAGGTCATCGGGGGCACTGTTGGGAATCGCATACGCAACCAGGCTGAAGTCATAGCCCGCACTGAGATACAGAGGATTAGTAATGAAGTGAGTCTCGCCATATACCAGGCCAACGATGATGTAGTAAAGGGTGTGGAGTGGGTCAGTACCCTTGATGATAGGACCTGTTTATTGCCAGAAACCAATATTTTGACAGTGGACGGGGACAAGGAATTGGCTGATGTTCAAATAGGTGATCTTGTTTTTACTCGTGAACAGAATTGGAAGAAGGTTATAGATAAACAGCCCAAAGTAGTTGAAGAGTATCTTGAAGTGGAGTTGTCTAATGGGAGGAAATTAAAAATAACTTCGGACCATCCTGTCTTGCACAATGGTGAGTGGGTGGAAATAGGCAATCTCTGTGAGGGGGATGACATTGAAGGAATCTAACAAAGCAATTTGTCCTGTATGTAAGAGAGAATTTTTGAGTAATGGCAAGACACAAAAGTTTTGCTCTCCTGTCTGTTATTGGAAGAGTATGAAAGGTCAGCCTCTGAAAGATTACATAGATAGGAAAGGAAAGCTTGTTTGTTGTAAAACTTGTGGCAAGTTGTTTTTTAAAGGGGATAGTTCTTCTCAGCAGTTCTGTTCGCGACCTTGTTATCTCATTGATCACGGAAAGGGTGTTATAGAATTTAAATGCTTAGCGTGTGGTGCATCTTTCAGGACGGGAAATAAAAATGCCAAGTGCTGTAGCAGAGAGTGTTATCTAATATACCACCTGGATTGTCATCCCTTAAATCTAATAACCTTGTGTAATAGCTGTAATTCCAGAGCCAATGTAAGAAGGGATCGTTGGAAAAAGTTTTATAAAAATATAGTTGAAGATAAAAACAGTAGTGCTGAGGCAGTCAATGGGTAAGATAAAAATTTTATCTATTAAAAAAATTAAAGAAACGAAGGAAGTTTGGGACCTCACTATTGAAGATGACCATTCCTTTGTTGCAGAAGGAGTCATAGCGCATAATTGCATGATCTGCGCCTCAAAAGATGGAAGGCAATACATATTCGGGAAAAGCAAGGTGGAGCAACCCCCGTTACATCCCCTCTGCCGTTGTTTTATAGATCATCAAATTCCCATTTTTACCTCTAAAGGATTTAGAGCCATAGGTAAGATAAAAGTTGGTGATCTTGTATTGACTCACAAAGGGCGATTTAGGAAAGTCTCAGAAGTAATAAGGAACAGGGAGGTTTGGCCTGATGTTGTAACTATAACAGTTGGACTTCCAAATTTTTGGATTAATCAAAGCAAGAATAGAAAGGGAGGACAAAACTTAACAGTTACAAGGGAGCATCCTTTTTTCATAGAGGGTGAGTGGGTAAAAGCTGATGAAATTAATGTTGGACAGAAAATAAAGTTTTTAGCATCCAACTGCAAAAGGTGCGGCAAGCTAATACCTTATAATCGTATATATTGTTCCCAATCATGCAATAGTAAAGGCATAACAGATAGACAATGGAGTGATCCAGAGCACAGGAAAAACGTATCTAAGAAAAACTCAATAGCCAACTTACAGCAATACCAGAGTGGAGAGAAGGATTTGAAAAGACAGAAGAAAATAGAGTCATTAGGGTGGATGGTATTGAGGTTTACAGACACTGAAATAAACTCAAACATCAAATCCTGTGGTGATGAAGTTCAACGAGTCCTGATGAATCACAGAAAGGAATATAAATTTATTGAGCTGGAAGTTATTGGCGTAAGAAATTGGCGGTCTGAAAAAGTTGGTGGGAAAGATCGGCATCCTATTGCTACTATGCTTTATAACATAGCGGTTGAAGAGGATGAGTCTTATATTGCAAATGGTTTTGTGGCCCATAACTGCATCCTGGTCCCCATTACCAAGTCGTGGAAGGAACTTGGAGCTACTACTGATCATCCAGAATACCCAGGCTCCCGCCCATTCGTCTACAAGGGGACACCACCTCCGGGCCTGGCCAGCAAGATGCTTCAATATAGGGGGGACCCAGCCAAGTGGGCGGGGCGAGTGCCTGACACCATGCGTTACAACGACTGGCTCAAGATGATGGATGTAGAGGACCCCAACTTCGTGCGGGAGATACTTGGCTCACAGAAGTACGGCCCGTGGAAGGACGGCATCCTGACCTTTGCTGACATGGTTAAGGACAACCGCCTCCTGACGTTGGAAGAGCTGGATGAGCTTGGGAAGCTGTTCACCAAGATGCCCACCACTGGTGGTGTCGGGGCTGAGAATCTGGAATACAGGCAATTTGATGATTGGTATAAAGCTGATAAATGGGTAGGGGAGAATTTTTCCAGGTGGGCTTCTAAATTATCTACTTCAGATCTGGAGGCAATTAAAAACTACGAGTCAGTTGACATGTTTGACGCTATTAATAACTACCTTCGGACAGGCAAGGTAGGAGTTTATAGTGCCAATGAAATAAATAACGTGGTAAAAATACTTGATAAAATTCAAACGGAATTACCCGAAAATATTTATTTATTTAGAGCTGCTACAAACCAACAAATTCTACCTAAAATAAAGGCTCTCAAAAATTTAGATAATGCTGCTGGAATTGTTTTTACTGACAAGGCCTATGCTTCTACTTCAATGACTGATTGGATAGCTCGTGAGTATTTTGCTTTTACTAAGAAGGGGGAAGAAAAAGTTTTTTATAAAATACGAGTACCAAAAGGTAGTAAAGTCAACCCACTTCAAGCTGTTGCTAAGAAAATGCCGGAATATGATATTGAGGAAAATCCGGGTGTTTTAGAAATGCTTCTTCCAAGAAACAGTAGTTTTAGAATTGTTAAAGTTAACAAAGTTGATGATGTTTGGGAAATGGAAGTGGATTTTTTGGGCAAAGCTGAACCAATCACCAAGGGTGTCAAGGCCGAAGTCTTCACCCATCCCCAGTGGGCCCCTGCCGACCTGATCAACTCTATCACCATGGGAGACTTCGTCAAGTCAGTTCAGGCCAAGAACTGGGATGATGTGGGTAAGTATCTGGACGATGTACTCTCCAAGCAGCCTTTGGCTGTTGCCCAGCACAACCTCAATGATCTTAACGTCATGCGCTATATGTATCAGGAGGGCATGTCAGTCGATGATATGAAGTTGGTCATAGACGACTACATCCGTATTGCCAGACAAAAGCTGTACAAAGAGGGACCTCCCACCAAGCCCATCCCCGCTGAACTTTTGGCCAAGATGTCTCCCAAGCAAGTAGCGGCCCACAAGAATGCCTGGGTCAAGACCAAGCAGGATCATGATATAGCTGAACTCATGGAGCGTAAAATGGCTCGGAGGATAGGGGCAGAGCACAGCACTGGGTCCAAACCCTTTGACATGTTCCTGGACAATGAGTTCATTGAGTTTAAGACCATCTTAAATAATACCGAGGGTGCCAAGCACCAGATCTGGATGGATAAAGCAGCTAAGGCCCGTAAGGCAGCTTTTGAGAAGAAGTATGGGGTGCGGGGACATACCGTAGTCATAGAGCAGACCCCTGGCTCCCCCAACTTTGGCAAGATCTACTACAAGAAGGGGTTTGCCAATTACAGGCTCAACACAATGATTGAAGTCAGAGATGATGCCCACCTCGTGCAGTTGCTCAAGAAGGGTGCCCGGAAGTTTGACCAACCCCCAGTGGCCAAGTCAGCCCCAGTGAAGACGACCTCCTTGAAGCAGTCGGAGAACTTCGCCAAGAAGACCTTCGGCTTGAAGGAAGTGGATTATGATGACATCGACAACCGTGCTGCCAAGCTCATTAACCAATATCTTGGGGGGATTGCAAAGGAGTACAAGGTGACACCCACCAGTGTCAGGATCAATGATGTTTTCTTCACTGGGAACAACCGTAGTCTGGCTGGGGTGAGCTTTGAGGATGGCACCGTGGCCTTCAACCCCAAATACTTCAAGTCCCTGGATGATATGACCATCATGGCCAAGGATCAGTTTCAAGTGGGGAGATTTTCCACATCCAGCAGGGGCCATGTCGTCCGGCATGAGCTTGCCCACCAGAAGTATTTCCAACTTGGAGGGACTGAAGCCACATCAGCGCGTCCCCTATCGGAGGCTGTTGTCAAGGACTTATATAAAGAAATTGGTCCCACCGATATGCCCAGGTTCGTAAGTGAGTATGCTTTCAAAAATGAAGGGGAGTTCTATGCTGAAGCAATGGCCAAGATGATGAATGGGGATGCCCTACACCCAGTGGTCAAACGGATAATAAATCAGATGGAAAGGCGGATAGGCAAGGGATTGCCTGGGCGGCGTGGGATAGCTATTGAGCCTGTAGTGAAGGGCTTAAAAGCTGAACTCAGTAAAGCTGTCAAAGCAAGGGAGAAACTCAAAGAAGACATAATAAAATTGTCGAAACAAATCGATGCAAAGTTGCAAGTGGTAACCAAGTTTGGTAGTTCTTCTTTGGATATACCACAAGATGATGTTGTGAAGTTATGGAGAACAGCCAAAGATTTGGTTGCTACCGGACAAGCCCCCCCTGAGTTGGCTAAAACATTGGACAAGTTTGTAGGTATGCGAGTTCGTTTTGATAAAATAAAAAAGACCCCCATAATAAAGAAAGTCGAGAAACCCCCTTCCATTGTTAAGATAAAGGAAATAACTGCAAAACCAACAACGGCTGTATGGAAAAACCCTGTTGACTTTGATGAACTATCTAAAGTAGCAGAGGAGCGACTGCGTATAGACACTGTTTCCATACAGGGGTTTACAAAGAAAGAGGAAGGACTTAATTTAGCCAAACTGGCAATGGAAAGTTTAGACAATCTTCATGAACAGTTTCCAGAACTGAAAACGATACACCATAATTATTTACTGGATTTTGTTGTTGTTGATGCAAAAAGCTTCCCCGGTATTATGGGCGACGATATAGTGGGTTCTTATTTATTTGAAGATTCTATGCTTCAAATAGCAGCAAGAGGGAAGTCCTTGAAGCACACTTTGCAACTTAGCGATAAGAAGTATCTTACATCAAATGATTATTTTGGTTTGATTCGGCATGAGTATGGACATAGAACTTCTCAACAACTTTCAGAAGAAGTTAGAAAAGCATGGGAGGTTGTTTTTAATAAAAATACAAACCTGTTCAAAAAAGTGAGTAAATATGCCCAGACCAACGACGAAGAGGCTTTTGCAGAGGTCTTTTCCGCTTATACTTCTCCATTATATCGTAGAGGGGTGTTGCCCAAAGCGCTGGAAGGGTACTTCGATGACTTACTCAAAACTAAAGCCAGACCAGTCACCAAGGGTGTCAGTGCAGAGGTGAAGGTGGTGAAAAAGCCCATCGAGAAGGCTATAACAGTTAAAGATCAAGAACTGGTGGATAAAATAAAAGAACTGCCGGGATTATCTGCAAGGGGGAAACTAATGCCTCAAGGAAGGGGTGATTATGTGGATATAAAACCGTTTTTTAAGGAAATAATGGATGAGAAACAAGCTGGTAAGCTTGGTGATTGGCTTGAAGATAATTGGAAGCTGAAGGGCAAGATAAAAAATATTGATATTGATAAAATAATTCCTTCCCAGAATCTGATCAGAAAAGAAGGGGTCATAAACAAACTACAAGGATTGGGGGAAGAATTTAGTGATCATCCACTAATTGTTAAAGAAAATAACAAAAATTATATTATGGATGGCCATCATAGAATTTTCATTGAAAAAATGAAAGGAAGTAAGCAGATAAAAGTTGAATTTATTAATTACGACCAAATAAAGAAAGGAGGATAAATGAGATGTTAGCAGAACCAACATGTTGGACGAGGGAGTGCAAGCATTACATAGGGGTCATCCAGCCAGACGGCACCGAGCTGACCGAGACTAATGCTTGCAAGGCATTTCCTGAAGGCATCCCGAATGAGATCACTTACGGGGACAACCAGCACCTGGTCAAGTATTCCAATCAGATGGGGGATTTCACCTATGAGAAGGGAGAACGGGAATGATTCCAGTTCTACAGTGCGGAGGGTGCAAATTTGGCAAGACCCTAAAATGGGTGCTACCTCAAGTATTGGAGGAGGGTGCTGATTTAAGGAGGATGATTTGTAGCCAGTATCCTGATGGCATTCCCACCCAGGTGAGAGACTCAATAGAGGATTGTCCCAAGTTTGAGGAGAAGGCAAGATGACCTACATAGTGGATGAAACAGGCGAGACGGTGGGGGAGTTCAGGAATTCCTTCGTATCAAACTTCTTCTATGACAAGGCTGAGGAGGCAGGGCTCCCCTACCTCAAGAATTTCATCGACCTGGGGATGTCAGTGGATCTGAAGGAGCTCATTGGGGAACTCCGATCAGTGGAATGGCCAGTGGTGGATGGGATGAACGAAGTTGCTCGATTAGTGGTTGAAGGGCTGATGAAGTGCAATGGCGGAATAGCCCTTCTGGTGGCCTAAACAGGCAGAGTAAACATGTTCTACTTATAAAAAAATTTATAAGTAACCTATAAAAAAATTTATAGCATAATAAAAGAAATGATAAAAAGAAGAAAATACTCTTCTTTAGAAGAGTATTGGGGTGAATCCATAAAAGGATTCACCCTTCCTTCTATTTTTTTTGGATTCCCTTTTCAAAGTGATTTTTGAAAATGGAAACAAATAAATTATAATTTGAAGTAAGAATATAGAAACCAGGAGTTATTAATAAGATATGCCAGTTCAACAATGTTCTGAAGGTGGGAAGACAGGATTTAAGTGGGGCAGCTCAGGAAAGTGTTATACATACACTGCTGGGGATACAGCCGGGGCAAAGGCCGCTAAAAAGAAGGCCAACGCTCAGGGCTTCGCTGCGAAGCAGGCTGGCTTCATGGAGAGGTCAAAGTCCAGGAAGGGATATTTCAACGGATTGCAAGAAGCCCTTATGAGGGCGCTCCTGGCTAAGGAAGGGGTGAGCGATGCCTCCTGGTCCAGTGTGGACAAGTCAAAGCTCCCTAAGTCAGCCTTCCTGTGGGTTGAGGGAGATGGAAAGACCAAGGACAAGTGGCACCTACCCTACAAGGATGGGTCTGGCAATGTGAATCTTGGGGCACTGAGGGCCATAGCCGCTGCCGTCGCTGGTGCCCGTTCCGGTACTCCAATGAGCATCCCTGCTGACGTCAAGAAAAAGCTCGATGGGTTGCTTAAAAAGCACAAGATAGGGCAATATGCAGATAGTGTGAAAAAGGAAAGTTTTGTGGCAGTGGATCATCATGGTTCGGAGGACATTCTCCGATCGTGGAAACGTAAACTTGTAACAAACAGACGAATAGTGTAAAAAGGAGGAGCCAACGATGGCAAAATTTTTAGCCCGTTTAGTAAGGACCAGAGACATTGAAGATAAGTGGGGGGAAAATCCCTTCCAGGATATTACTGAGGAGAACCTCAATCGGAAGGACCACACCATTCAGAATGTTTGTATTATCGGCAGGAAGGAAAGTCTGAATGGCTATACTTACATGGACAACGCCCTGGTCAAGCTGTCCCAGCTTGTGGAGGGGGCACGTTTTTTCATTGACCATCCCTCGAAGAGCCTGTCAAAGGAGACTGATGGGGTCCGCCCCATGTCTACGTGGGCAGGGGTGTTTACCCAGCCCCGCAAGGAGGGAGATAAGATATTCGCTGACTTGAAGGTGCGTCCGGCTTGGTGGGATCTTGTGGAGGATGTCTCCCGAATGAGGCCCCAGGGGGTAGGGTGTTCTATCAACAGCACCGTCCGTGTGTATAAGGACGAGCAGGGTAAGGAGTCAGTCATTGATATAGAGAAATTGAAGTCAGTGGACTTGGTTAGCCAGGCTGCTACTACAATGGACCTGTTCCAGCACTTGCCGGACGTGTCAGCTGATGATGAGTCAGAGGATGAGGCACGGTTCATCCAAGAGGGGGTATTGAAGGATAAGATGAAGGAACGGAAGGTAGAGCAGGCGATCAATGATCTCCAGTATGAGGTTATAGATATGATACGAGACATCTTCCGCAGCAAGGATAGGCCCTTCCCTGATAAGAAGAAGGACATTAGTGCCCTTCTGGATGATCTCGATAGTGAAGTAAACAATTTAATGACCGGCAAGGCCAAGTCCACCTCCGACAGTAGGGGTGGCCTGATGGTTGAGTCGGACAAAAACACCAAGGAGGTTAAAAACGACATGGAACTGAAAGACATAACTCTGGAAATTTTGAGTAAGGAAAGGTCCGATCTCGTTGATCAGATTCGGGCATCCATCGAAGATGCTGACAGAGTCAGCACAATGGAAGACGAGCTGAAAGAGCTCAAGGCAAAGATCGACACATTCACAGCTACAAATGACATCCTCAAGAAAGAGAATGAGGACCTCAAGAAAGAGAAGGATGACTTGACCAAGAAGCTCGATGAGTATGAGACTAAGGATAAGGCCATTGCTAAGGAGGCTCTCATCACCCAGGCCATCACAGAAGCCAAACTTCCGAAAGAAGCCATCTCTGATGTCTTCAGGTCAGACCTGATGAAGAAGGATGAGAAGGAAATTAAGGAAGCCGTGGAAGATCGTAAGACCCTCTGGTTCAATGGCAAAAGGACCCCTGTCAAGAATGCTGGTGGGGAGTTCAAGGAGAAGAGGGAGAGTCAGGTAGACAACAAGGAGGAGGACGACAAGCTGGATTCTGCAAGGAAGAAGTTTGAGTCTACCCTCAAAGACTAAGATCCCACCAGGGATACATTTAATTTATTAGGAGGTATGAAAACAAATGGCTGCAGTAAATAGACACCTTAGAGGTGAAACAAGAGAAGTAGAAGTTCCTGTTCATGGTCACACGGTCATTGAGAAAGGGGATCTTCTTGCCATTATGCGAGTCAACTCGACCCTGAAGGTCACGGTGACCCCGGAGACCACAGCGGACTGGTATGCTTACCCTTTAACAACCCTGTCCGACGCAACAACCAATTACTTCGCCTGCCAGTTCGGAGGGATCGCTATGGAGGGTTCCAAGTCAGGCACCACGCAGACTATTCCCATGGCTACAGCGGGCATATTTAGGTATCCCCTTGTGGCAACTACAGGGGTGACGGTGGGACAGCTTGTATGTCCAGCTACTTCTGCTGCAAAGACTTTCTATACGCAACAAGTAGTTAGCAAGGCCGCGAGTGAGCTGACTGATGAGTATCAAACCCAAATTGGTTATGTCGTGAAGACAGAGGCTGGGGCCACCAACGTGGACTTCAACCTGGTAACCCAGTTCAGTGGTGTGAGTTACGGATATATGCGGTAACAGGTTGTGGGCAATTATGATCGTAGACTTTACAGGGAGGGGTGGGGTGATGTGGTCACCATCGAAGTTGACGTTCACGGCAACGTGGAAGTTGACAAGGGAGACCTCCTGTTCCTTGACCAAACAGTTGGCTTGAGGGACCGGGGGACTTCAGCGGCAGACTATTATGCTTATCCCTTCAGTAAGGTCAGTGGTTCAACCCTAACTTTGGCGAGTAACAAGACCCTCGCTGCTAACAACTTTATTGGGGTGGCAGCGTGGCATTCAGAGAGTGGGGTCACGGAGAAAGTGTCCGTCCATATTGAAGGGCTCTTCAAGTACCCCCTCAAGAACACTCGAACAGTGAAGGTAGGTTATTTTGCAGCCCCAGCGGGTTCGGGAACAACCCTATACAATCAGGTCGTGACAGTGATGAGTGGAAGTTCAGGCAATATTGGAAAGGCAGTCAGAAGCGGAAATTACCAAGCGGAAGTGGAATTTGTGGCATGGACGATGTTCAACATCGCCCACTCTGAGTTGATCAGAGACAATTACTGATAAGGAGGAAACTGAAAATGTTTAAAGATAAGACGAAAGTAGCACTGAGGGATCTGATTGAGCAAGTTGGCACTCAGACCCCGAAGGTCATAGCCACTTCCCTCAGGGAGGGAAAGGTGAGACCGGAGGACTTCTCCATCAGGGAGATCTGGGAGGCCTGTGAGCCCGGAAGGTCAGTGACGGAAGCTGTGTCTTCTGATATGTTCCCTCAAATCACCGGTGAGCTCATCAATGCCAAAGTGATCGCGGGGTACAATTCCATTGATGCCGTAGGGGATATGCTCTGCACCACCGTCCCCAGCCGGATGGAAGTCGATACCATAGCTGGATTCAATGCTGTGGAGATGCCCGAGGAAGTACAGCAGGGTCGCCCATACAACGAGTCCGACATGGGTGAGAAGTATGTGACCAACCGCAACAAGAAGTTCGGTCGGCTCATCTCGGTCACAGAAGAGGCAATCTATTTCGATAAGACAGGGCAGATCCTGGCCATGGCCAACCGGATTGGAATCAAGGCCAAACAGCACCGGGAAAAACTTATTGTTGAAGGGGTCCAGGACATCAACAGCACAGTGTTCAACGTGAGTGGAACTGCCGTGGCCTTCTACCGTACAGCGGCTTCCGGCATTCGTCGGATCAATTCCCGCTCAGCCACCCCCTTTGGTGAAGCTGGGTTGGAGCAGGCCCTCAAACTCGTCCATAACATGACGGATGAGAATGGGGACTATGTGGGCATCCCACAGGGCAACCTTGTTGGGCTGTTCCCGTTCGATGTGTACCGAGCTGCCCTGCAGATGGTCCGTAGCCCGAACGTACCTGAGAGTGGTGAGAACGCGGTCAATATTTACAAGGCCCTCTTCACTCCTATCACATCCCCATACGTCACTGCCCAGAGCACCAGCACCTGGTACCTCGGCGATTTCAAGATGGCGTTCTGGTGGATGGAGGTGTGGCCACTGCAGGTATTCAGCGCTGCTCCTGGCCATGAGCAGGACTTTGAGAGGGACATTAAGTCCCGCCATAAGGTCCGTTACTTTGGAAATATAACGGGCGTAGATGATAAGTACGGCTTTAAGTTCACAGGATAAGACCAGTGGTTTTGCTGTGGAACTCTAATTCTGGAGGAATGGGGGTTCACGTAGAAGGGCGGTTACATTTTCTCCCCAAAGCCTGAACTCCCACCTTATAAAAATATTTTTGATACTAAGGAGGATATGAGAAAATGAGACCAAGACAAAACAATGACGCCAGGCCACAGAGATTCACAGGAAAGGTGTCTGGTGTTACCTTCCAAACAAGCCCTTCGGGGACTACAATTTACGGGACAACTATCGACACTACAACCATCAATGCAACAACCATTACTGCTACAACTGGTAACATTACCACTTCTACGTCGGGTTATATTCTGAACCATGATACGATTAGTGAAAAGTCAGTGGCAGGATATCTGGACTGTGCAGGAACTTCGTTGGCAAGGCAGGCACTGGGTCTGACATTGGTCAAACATGTGATGGCTGTTCCCTGTTTCAATAGGGCAGCAGTGTCTTCATGTGCTATTGTGGTGGTGAAGCCGAAGACTGGTGCTTGGGCATCCGGCGTTACCCATGTAGATTTTTATGTATTTGCCACCCCTCAGGGTGGTGTGTTCAACTCAGCGGTGTCCATAGCCTATTGGGCAATTGGAACGTAATATTTTTGATAACTGGGAGGGAGGGACTATATATAGGACCCCCTCCTTCTTAATAGCTGAAGACTTCACTCTATATATGTGATGTGAAGTGATGAGGAGGGAAGGATGAAAATAGTTACTGGATACTTGGATCTGTCTTCAGCCACAACAGCATGGAGTACTCCAATTGACGTCTCAAGAAACGCTGACAATGGGGACTTCTGCCTGTGGTCACATATTCAAGGAGACTTCGGAAAGACTGGAGGCTCCTGCTATGTTGAGTGGACTGGAAGTTATGTACGCAGTGGAGCTACCTATATTAAGCCCACGGGAGCTAACAAGGTCCGTATCGCAGGGACATCCGTTACTGGACCCGACTCCAATGGGACCGATGCAGCGACGTTTGCCCCCGATCTATTTCCATTCCTAAGACTCAGAGCCATAAGGACCGCTGCCGCAGCTACATGTACGGCTGGGGTGACCTATGCTCTGATGCACAACTAAGGAGGCATCGAGATGGCACGAGACTTTGGTTGGAATTATATAAGTCAACTCATAAAGCGGAATCTTACCTGGACTGGCAACCAGACTTTCAGGGGCTCCGTGAACCTTTATGGTCCTG